GGAAAATCAAGAACTGGAGTTTCCCATTTTGGCATAATTGTCCATCTGTTAGGGTCCGAAGATTTATAAGACGATCCTGGTCCGACAGGGAATTCATTCCCAATATTTATCGAGGCATCAATATCCATGCGATTTAGCCAAGCCCTGTTCCACCCATATTCTGGGGTTTGGTTTGAACTAATTGTTACGTTGTCTGAAGTTACGAACGAGCCAGAATTAATGTCATAATAACTTCCGCTTTCGTTTAGGTAATCTACAAATACTTCGCCACGAGAATTGTTAACAATTTCATCTAGAGTATATTCTGTCTTATCCCCAGCGGGCATAAAGGTTATACGAGCTAGAGATGGTCCATAGTAGTATGGCGGGGCAAACGGGGCATATTCCCCTTGGTGTTTAGGCCAATTAGACCCAGATGGAGTCCAAGAGCCTGACCCCTGGACAATATGCCACGGTTTTAGTAGTGAGTTGGTACTGGTAGCCTGTCCAAAAGCAGCAGGATTACTATACAAATTAAATTGATCTGTCTTTAAAAGTCCAATCTCCATCATGTAAGCAGTCCCAGCATCAACTGATACTTTTCTCTCAGCACTGGTGACTTCTTGAGACCCTCTTGAAGGGTTGCCAAATTGAGATACAAACTTAGTCATTTTTCCAGGATGACCAAATTTATTATTTTTGGTCCTTAAGAAAAATCTTGGGACATTAGCAATAAAATTAGAAACTGCTTTCTTGTATAAATTGTTAGAGTCTATAGTTCCTGGAATAAATGACCCTGTGGCATCTAACTTCATTAAGGAATTAACATCTGACAAGATAGTAGCTAAAGATCCAGTCTTTGTGGTTAAGTCAGCACTCAGATAGTCTTCAGGAGACAAGATCGATTCAAAGGGTAACCTGTCAGCCCAGAACAAATTATTGACATCTGGATCTGACCAGTCCATAGAATTTGGATTACGACGAGTGTTTCCAGGGAGGTTACCAGACAATGGTAGAGAACTTGTAGTTCCACCAACTAAACAACCAAAAAGTGGATGCCCAATCTTATAACCCGGATAGATCGGATCATACTGAATAGCACTCCAAGCTGATCCATCTGAATTTTCATAAGCCAGTGATGATGGTCTATTTCTTCCTGCTCGGCGAATAGGATAATCAACAGCGATGCCTGACTTGATTGAGTTGTACATGATTCCTGGGGCGAAGAAAGGTCTAAGAAGACTTCTCCACTTTCCAAAAGAACCTGTCACAGAAGATGGCGAATACTGCGAATTTGGACCATACGACTGCGAATATAACGTAGCCAATTGCAAAGTTCTATTAACAGGATAGAATCCCTCATAAGGTAGGAGTTTAACTATGGCGTCAGACGACAACTCTAAGTGGCGTGGATACTTGTTAAATATATAATCCACATCTCCCTTGTCATAACTCATAAAATCAGACATAAACTCTATATTGTCAGTTGTGGCAAAACGAGTATAAAAATTGGGATTTGTACCGTCATGGATATTAGAATTTGCTCCCGTTATTTCTAGCGATGAAGATATTGCTGTAAACAGGGAACGATTTGTTTTAAACGTTGATACATGCTCACTAATCCGGTATTCTGGAACAATAGTGTAAGCCTTTCCGATCAGCCTCAACTCTTCTGCCCATTCATCATAACTGTTGTAAAATGGGAATGATTTTGTGTTCAAAGAGTATTTTATCTCTCCATCAACATGGCGACGTTCCGAACCTGCTGTCCACGGTGGTCGAGAAAAGGCAGGTCCACCAGGGAAAGCAGCAGCTACATTAAAAGAGGTGGTGCCCTCATTTCCAGTAACAAATGGTCTACAATAAATGTACTGAGCAGATACCTTATTGGGTGCGTTCTGCTGGAAGGCAAATGATTGAGTATTATACGCCACATCGCTATCTGTAGCGTGATCAATCACAGTACCAAAACTTGTCATCATTAATTCGCCGCACTCTGTGGTTGCTTGATCAGCTAGCACAATGTGCGTGGAGAAAGTCCCTGTTTTAAAAGTATTGGTAGCGTATGTTTGTGCCTGGCTGGAATACAAATAAGAATCCAGAGGCCAGATAGATGCCGAACCGTATCCTGTAGCCTGGGGGAAGGAGGGGTTTGTATTACTAAAAGGAAGTTGTTCCCCTCTCTGTACAACATAGCCCTGTGATGTTGTGAATGGACCCACTATTCTTGGTAGTTGAGGGTTGTTCTCCTTGATAATAGATGGGATATAAAATAAAGAATTATAATTAAAGTAACCAACAATTGTGGCTGGAGGTGGGTTGTCATCTCTCCAATAATTATTAGCAAACGAAAGACGAGCCCTGGTTCCAGAAAGATAAGTGTTGACCTCTCTAGGATATATTGTCTCGTTGTAGGCAAACATTTTTATCATGTTGATGCCATTTAAAGAAGGGGATGGACCACGATTAACCTCGTCCCGTAGAACTTCGTATGGTCTCTTAACAATGTTGTGATTAAACTTAAGATTTCCCTGTAATCTCTTATTTAACTCTTTGTTCGCAAAACCCATCAAAGAGTTTCCATAACTGTACTCTAGGTTTAGAGTTATTTTATTATCACTTGTGCTCTCCGCATCACCAATGAATGTCTCTATGTGGTGAACTAGAGGCTTATAACGTGAAGTAATTACAGGCTCTCGATATTGTCTAGAGTAATAATTATTTATGGATACCCCTGTTTGAGAAGCATAAGTACGAATCTGAGTATTCGGACTAAAACCTATAGTATTAAACCCGTTGACTTCTTCTGGGAGTATTTCAAATAAACTATTGTTTTTTAGGTGCTGAACAGAGGGGGCAGAAGAATTACGTGTCTGTGTCCAAGGAGCTACATTAGGTATAGAATTTATCCATGCAAATTTGAATTGACCATTAGTGGCTAATTTACATGAACTTCCAAATGGATTAGTAGGAAAATAAGTGACCGTAGAAGTGATGCTCTCAGGATACTTAGACCCTGCCAAAACATAGTTACTATAAGTTTTAGTATTAGAGCCCGACAGAGACATAAACCACTGCGTACTATCACCTGCTGGTATTGGTCTTGTGAAATAATAAGTATCGAAAAAGTTGCCGGTTACGTGAGTGTTTGGCAGTACACCCGTTATTTCAATTCTTTGAGTTTCATTTCTTTGGGTCTTATAAACTGATGCTTCATTTGGTGAACCAGGAACCAGACCACCAAAAGCAACGTGAGTTCCAAGTTGCTTATTATAAGGAAGCCTTACAAGAAGGTTTCTAAAAGGAAGAACATTATTAGGAGAAAACTGATCAGAGGCCACATCTCTAAACTGCTGTTTGGAAGTGGTCTTACCCCCTGGTGCGCTAAACCTATTAACAAAAATAGTATCATTAGTTCTTACGTCGGCTCTTTGACGAGGAGCAGGGTAATCCGCTGAACCAGTTAACCCTAACGCTCTCCGAGAAGGAGTTGTAACGAAAGCACTAGGAGCACTAAAGTTATAGTTCTCTGTATTGAAAGCAAGATCCATATTGGTAGCAACTCTGTTACTTCCCTGAACCACTTCATAGTTTCTAGTGAAATTGCCTACAACCCTAACGCTATTAGATGTAAATAAAGTTTGTATGTTTTTAATATTTACAGGTGCCTTAGCAGCCTGATCCCTTAGATAGTGTCCTCTTGGATTTGGTCCCGATATTGCTGTGATTCCAGCGGTTGGTTGTTTACCACCAGCAAAAGCAGAAGTAGATCCAAAAGCACTAGCTATAAGAGTGCCCGCAAATTCAGTCCCGTTTACTGAAGGCCCTGGAATTGTAGTGGTAATTACAATTACTGATCCAAGATTGTAGGCACTAACACGAAGACCCTGTTCGGCGGCGCTAGCGTTTATACTTGTCACAAGGGAAGATGCTACATCTGTAACACTAGTAGCATCCTGTACACCTGTAACAACCTCAGTGCTCTCATCCATGTCAGCAGTATTATCTAACTGTGTTTCAAAAGTAACACCACCCAAACTTAAAGTTACATCTTTAGCGTTATAGTTTGAAGTAGCGAACGAGCCGCCGCCGCCAACACTAATTGTTATTGTTGCTATGGCAAAACCACCATCCAACGATAAAGAAAATTGTTCTTTTCTGTCTGTTGTCATCAGAGGAGCATTGTGTCTCGCCTGGATGCCGCCAACAAATCTCTCAGTAAATGGACCCTGGGCTGGGATCTCCCCGCCATAAGGTTGTATCTTATCGTTATGAAGATTGGCAAAATCTACGTCATTGTACCCAGAAGCCGATAAAGACGCCTGGTATCCTGAAATAATGCTTGAACTAAAAGCACTGAACGGTAGTACCTGCTCTCCTACAAATGTGTTTCCGTCAAGGGTTGCTTTTAAAGTTACCCTTTTCTTTGTGTGAGGATATATCTCATCATCTATATCTATCTCTGACTCAGGTGGTCCAAATGAAATATTAGTTAAACGATGCTTTTTATTAAAAGGTTGATTACTTCCACCCTTTATGGTTTTTTCAATGTCGGTGTGAAAGTTTAAAATTCTTTTAAAATCTAATCCTCTCTGTACCTGCCCTCGAACAGCCTGATTAGTATAGAGGTTGTTTAGGTTGGAGGAAGAAGATAGAGGAGGTGCCGTAAAATTAGCCGATTGTTTCCACCACAGATAATTCTTTTTCTGACTGGCGTCAAGAGGGGCATGATTGTATTTCCAACCCTCCGAACCCTGGAGTTGTTGCTGGAGTGGACTTCTTTGATTTGAACCTCCTACGATCCTCCTGGATGGCTTAGGAGGGGCAGTCGATATTATTATTTTTGATTTCTTTTTGAAAATGTTAATGTTTGGCATTTAGTAACTAGTCTCTTAAGATATTATATGTAACCCTAGGTTAGTAACCTGATCCAGGGCGCCTTGGACCGGGAATAGGACGAGGACTTGGATTTAGACCTGGACCAAGATTGGGACGAATAAGGGATTCAGGATCAAAATCCCTTAAATATTGTTCAAATCTTTCTACATTAATTTGTTCCCTAGAAAGACCCAAGCCCTCTAGGGCACCGGGAGCAATACTGATGCCATTGCCACCAAGATTTCGTGGACTGGGACTAGCTGGCTGCTGCGGAGGGAGAACACCACCACCAGGTTCTCCCACCTGTTCCGGGTCACCATTCACTGATCCTTCTATAATATTAACCCTGTTCAAAGATCCTGGGGTTGTAAGGAGCGGTGCTTTATATTGAATCTTATTTCTCTCTAAAGTGTGACTCTCTACCACGTTCCGAACATTAGGAGCATATCTTGCTGATGCGGGCATAAGCTGGTCTAACATTTGAGTCATAGCTGTGTCGAGCCACTTGTAATAGTCAAGATATTTCTGTAGATCAACAATATCGTTTTGAACTTGTCGAAAGAAAATCTCACGCATTTTTTCCATGCGCTTGTATTCTAGTCGATATTTATTAACAGGTTCACCAATAAAATTGTTAAATTCTTTTATAGAGGCGAACAAAGCCAACATTCGATTAGATATACTTCGATACATACTCTTCTCTATAGCGAAGAAATTACTTATAGGCTTCTGGAAAGTTTGGAAAATCTCATCGTCAGCCGATAAAGATTGTACCATATCACTAGTAGATGTAAAGTCAGGTGGTAAAAGTCTATCAGCCTGTACGTATTGTTTTCTGGCAGGAGTAGCTAAAGCTGTAAAACTATCCCCACGTCCTGTATGTTGACGCAGATTTATATTGCTGAATGGGTTTTTTTGATATGTCGCTTCATATGATCCATCATTTAAGCCATACGATGCGTCAGATACAGTAAACATACCGCTAGCGTCTGAACCTGTTACATCCGCATAATCCCAATCAAGTGCCAAAGTTTGGGCTCTAGGGATGTACACTTGCATACTTGTATTAAGAGCACTGCCAGTCTGAAACAAGAAAGCGTTACGAGATGGATATATGCGTCCAGATGTATCAACCTCTTTAGTCTGAAAGGATAAATTATCCTGCGTTAAGTGATCTGTCCAGAATCGTGTACTTGAAGCCCTTATATCGGTAGACTCCAAAGTGCTTCCCGTATAATTTGTTTTATGTGCCCCGACATATACTCGCTTTGCCGAGCGCAAAGTGCTTGATCCTGTTGGATAAGTCAGGTCAGTCTTGACATTAAAGACGCCCTGTTTTATACCAGACTCATAATTAACACCGTCCAAGGATAACTCATATGATGAAACTGTTGTACCTAGAACACCATTTGAGAATGGATATTTTTTAGGCTTGAGGCTTAGCGAAAAACCCCACCGAGAATTGTCGTATACATTTCTAAAAACGCTAGAAGTTAGCAGCGTTGCGCCAGCCCTATTCTTTACTACAAAATAAGCGTCCTTAACTTTATAGGATGGGGCAAATATTTCCGCATATTCGGCGGGAGACTTAATCGCATAAACCTGGAGTCCAAAATCATCAGCAGCGGAAGCCCAAGTTAAGTTACTAGATGTTGGGTCCGTAAAGAGCGGAGTGTGAAAACCGAACAAAGAGGAGGTCACTACCTGAGGTACATTATAGGAAAGCGTCTCTTGTAAATCTTTATTGGGGAAAACAAACTCACTTTGTAAAGTAAAGGCAAATTGGTCTAAAAGATTTGACCCACTAATTAGCCCCACGGAATTAGCATTAGTTGAATCATAGTATTGATATACAGTTGCCTCACTGTCTGTTTGGTTTAGAAGGGAAGTAAAATCAATATACTTTTTTGTACTTACTGTAGAATTATAGCTGCTAGATAATTCATAGTCTCTGTTATCTGAATAAACATTGAACGAAAGAATCTCCTCTCCAACGCCCAAGCACCTTATAAAGTTTCTGACTGACTTTTCATTGCCTTTAGATTTTAAAATAAAATTAAGGTTATTGTAGATGTTTTTGTAGATGGAATTCTTTATGTCTACCAAACGTTGGTCAAAATTTATCTGTTCATCACGCTTAAAAAACTGCGCTAAAACATCAGCATTTTCAAAAAGTTCAGGTGCCTGAATGCCAAAGTTATCCACAAGTCGGTCGTTAAACGGGAACTCATCTATAGAATTAGACAAGGTTCCACTAACATACTCATTATATTTAAGCTTTCTTAAAGCAGTTAGTTGATTATACAAAGTGTCAAAATAGCTTGAAATAATCTGGGTCAGTCCCAAAATTTCATTTTCACTGTTCTCTTCTGCTTCGACTATCCAGTTTGGAAGATTGTTTATTAGGTAAGTTGTATTAGTGATGTCATATGTCGAACCAGTTGACTCATATTGAAATTTTGCGCTGGTATATCTAGGATTTCCAGTTCTAATAATTGGATCACCTGGCTCACTGACATATTGAATTTCTAATTGATCGATGGCAGACCCTGTATTACGACAGGCTTCTGTATAGCCAGTAAAAGATCCATTAGAAATTCGTCCCGAATAATCCAGAACCACACTGTCTACGCTTGAAGTTGTAGTAATACCCTCATTGAATTTAAAATATACCCCCAAGTTTACGTTAGCATCATATTTATCGCTGCCGCCCTCTACGTTAGTAAACCAGTATCTCCCAATATCTTCAGCGGTTCTTTCACTTTTCCAAAACCTAAATTCGTCAACAGAGGCTGATAACTTGGCGTCGCCTTCAGTTATTGGTGTTCCGAGACCAGCAAAGCCATCAGGAGCAGCACGCAAGGCTCCAATATTTCCGATCATGGTTCCTGTTACCAGTCCAATGGCTTTACTAGGGTCATATCCAGAAGATGCCGATGGTGGGATACTAGTCTCTATACAAGTACCATTTACGAAAAAATCTATTTTAGGAGGTTGCTCATCAGTTTTAAATACGAAAGAAAAATTTCTCCATTTTCCATCAGAAATTGTTATTTGGTCAGGTGTTGACGGAACTGGTGTCTCAATAAACCCATTTGTACCCGAAAGCATTGTCACGAAAAACTGTGTTTCGGATCCTGATGCTAAAGAAATTCTTAGTCTTCCGTAATCAGCACTGGAAGAATTGGCTGTTGACACGCCATTTGTAACATCAAAAATAACCATCTTTCGTGATTCAGATGTCTGGTCAATAAGAGAGTCTTTTTTCAGGAAAAACTCAACCGTTGAACCTGAGGGTCCACCAAATTCTAAGTTAGATGTGCGTCGCTTAGCTTCGTTATATTTAGTTGTCTTGTGAGGTCCACCTTTGACATTAAGAAATTGCTTAGTCGTAATGTAATCGTACTGAGAGGTGTTCTTATCAGCGAACCCATACGGAGACCCAACTACTATGAATCCTGTTGATTTAGGATATTCTTCTTCCAGCATGTATTTTTCAAGCGGATTGATATCATTGTAGAAGTTTGTTTTTTCTAGCCCTGAACCATCATAGGGATAATAGCTAGAAATATATTCAAATGTGTTCTTATAGTATTGGAATGCAGAACCAAATCTTACAAAGTTCTCTGGCTTAGAATAATCAATCGGAGGAAGGAAATAGTTTTGTCGTTCCTTTAAAGATTCTAAGTGTGCGCCAGATTCTACACCACCACCAAGAGAGTCCGGAGAACTCTGCTTCAAATATTTACTAACGGTAACGCCTTCTTTATTTTGTTGATATAGACTCTTTAAGCTGCTCATACATCTTCTTCTTCTATTTTGAATTTAAATATTTCAGGTTGTTGACGATAGTCTCCCTGTAAATAGTAAGCAAACTGAATTCCGTACGAATATCCAGCCTCTAAACACGATGTGTCTAATTCAAAATAGTTGCCGCTTACGTCATATGATAAGCGGGTGAAGTTATTGTTGGAGCTTCCTGTACCATAAGGAATGATTTCTAAATTATCAATAGATCGAAAAACCTTATAATATGCGTCTTCAATGACGGTGGTCTTAACTTTTTTGCTAGCGACTGTAAAGATATTGGGTTGCCAATTTTTATCACGAACAAATACACGCAAGCGTGGGGTTTGACCCTTGGCATATTGATCTTCTAAGTTTGTTATTTTTGTTATGTATTGAGTGTCATATAGAAGATTAGACGTGCCTACTTCTTCTGGAGTATATGATCCTGTCTTATATTCAATACGAGATACTCCTGATCCAGTGTGCCAAACATCAAATAAAGTGGTGAGGCTACTGGTAGAAGCCCAAGAAGCAGTATAAACGCCAGTGATTGCGTTGCCATTCTCTATTAGTAAACCTCCTGTTACAGCAGTAACAGACTGTCCAGAAGAATTAATAATATTAAGAGCACTGCCTGTAGGTTCAGTACTTCCTGAAAAAACTTCTACCATTAAAGTATTGTTGGCAAGACCCGGAATATTCGCAAGCTGACCACGGACCACATTGTAGAGATACAAAGTATTGATGTTGTCGCTAGCTGGTGCTATACTACTACTTATTAAGAAATTTCCTCTGTTGTCTTTTCGAGTATCATCCCAACGTGCCTCAAGAGTTGGTTGGTAGAAATAATATTCACTAGTACGTGAGAAAAACTTCTTTGTGAATAACGTAGAAGACCCAGAAACTACACTATCTGGAAACTTGAGAAGGAAACCATCGTTGTTCGTAGAATCTAACCACTTATAAACCTGTTCAGATACATCTATAGATATATCTTCTAACCCTGTGTTGAAATAGATACTTGAAGAATAGTTAGCACCCTTATGAAACGAGCCCCCAGGATTTGTCCAAGTGACTCCGGCGGAAGAAGAAATCCAGTTAGATACGCCAAGATCACTATAGTTGTCCATATCTAGACCACGACCCTCAGACCAACTTTGAGAAAGCATGAAGAGGTCTAAAGTAAAACCCTCTGGAGTTGTACTGCCATGAGGAGCATTGTAGATGTTCAAGTGAAATTTAATACTACCAGTTGATGTTGGTAATATTCCATCAGTCATATCAGATTGAATGGAACTTATTGGAAACTCAATAATAAACCTAGATTGCTCTGCGGCGTTGGCGTTAGCAAGAGATGGAGAATCTGATAACGAAGCAGATGTCTGACCATGGATGACAAATGTCTCCAAGATATCAGCAGCACCCATGTTAGCTCCTGTACCCCTTGTAATAAGATTACCTTCGAAAGCGTTCGCAATAGTGTTATCTTTTGTTGCGTAATATTTCTTTATACCCATTTTATGCTATCACTCCCACAATATCTGTGTTTGGTAACAATATTTCAGCAGCGGTGTCGGCAGGAAGTCTTAAATATCTTCCGTCATTTGAAAGATTAGCATCAATATCATAGGTGATACTACTATATTGTCCGCCAACTTTATTGTCAAGAGTTACAACAGTTGTATCCGTAACACCTGGGACATCGTTAAGAACTTTGAAAATATCTGAAATAAAGATTGACTCCCCAAGGCTAAACTTAATTGTCAAAAAGTTGTCAATAATAGCTTGATTACAAGCTTGAATCAGATCAAAACGATTAACGTCTACATCTGGCAGGATTTCGTATTTGATCCCAATATTTACTACATTACCGTTAAGAATATCAATTGTGTCATTAATCATCCGATAATTATCAAGCCATGTTTTTAAATTATCCTTCAGGACACTATTAGGAGCCGTGAGATTACCTTCGTCATCTTCTGAAAGCACAAAAAGGTTTAAATTTCTCTTGAGAGAGTTTTCATCTCGAACTATGTTTACTCGCTTAATTTTACCAAACTTTGCTGGCATACGATAGCACAGGTTCATATAATCTTCTCTGGTAACCGCACGATTCTGAGAAGCATAGGTCCCGAAAGCTCTAATCTTTATTTCCTCTGCCGTAAGATCTTCGGTGTCACCTAAGATAGCAGTTTCATTATCTACTTCAATAGAACCTATCATAGTTGAGATGATTGGCTCAGACAAAGCTGCTCGATCTTTAAAAAGCAACTGAGGAGCCACCATGTTTTGAATGGATCCTACTGAAGCGTTCGAAACAACACTTGTATTAGCGGTGTAAGTCACTGTAAGGCTAGTATTAGTGGGAACAACCCCAAACTTGTCTGTTTTAATCAGATTAGTGGGGTCAAAAGTTGTCTGAGTCACGTAAGGTTTGCTATCAACATTCAAAACTACATCAGCAGGATCAGCAATTATGTCACCAGTTAAATTGTCTTCCGAACCATATCCAAACTGTATTTGTGTTAAACCAGTGGGCATAAACTCTGTAATAAAACGTCGAGGCACTGGAGTAACTCTCATAGTGTAAGGAACTGAATCTCTTGTTATGTTGTCAATATTTTTAACCTGAGATAATACAACATCTTGAGATAAATTTTCCACTTCAAAATATTCATTTCCTTGAGCATCTTTAACAGATATGATCTCTGTAATATTCGCTCTAGCTAATGTTAGGCGCAAAAATCTTTCATAATTACCCACATCAATAACTTCTTCAAACACTTGTCCAGACACTATCTGCCCAAAAGCTTTAACAGCAAAAAATGTTGGATTACCTGTGGTGGAATCTGTGCGAGCGACTGTAATCTCATTATTTTCGTCAGAGAAATCTACATCATTAATAAGGGTATAACTAGCACCATTGTCTCCTGTAACGATAGTGCCCCTTTGAAGGATTGGGAAATAATTTAAATCGGGTGCCCTTGAAGTGGTAGATACTGGCACTAACATATAAATTGCTATTTGTCCTGTTGCTTTAGCAGCACCCTGATTCTTGTACCCCAAAGTCTCAGATAGGCGAACAACATTGTCATATCGAATAGCGCTATCTAGAAAACTTTCGTTCGCTTGAAAGTCAGCATAAAAAGACAACTGGTCCCCCACATAAGCAACCATATCCAACATCAAGGCACCAAAAGATGCCTCACTAAAATCTTTGAACGTAGTAGGATAATAGCGTTTAGCGTAATTCTCTAAATCTGTCTTGATTGACTCAAAATCTCTACTAGTATAATTTATCGGTCTCTTTGCCATATTATTTTTACCCTGACTTTAATTAGTCATTGTTGTAGTTATTATCAACTGATCGCTCGCATTGAATGGTAATATATTGTATTTGATAACAACCTGAACCTCATTGAAAGCTAGAGTTATATCTTCGTCGCTTGTTACAAATCTCACCTCTTCAAGGTTTACTGCGGGCATATAAAGGTTGATTTGTTCTGCTAGTTTTTGAGTAATATCACTGAAAGTTTCTTCGTTTATTTGTTCAAAGAGGAATTTTGACAAACCCACCCCGAATTCAGGAACCATGATTCGTTCCCCAGGTACCGTAAGAACCAACATTTTTAAATTCTGTTTTACTGTTTGTCCCAAAGTTTTATTAAGTTGATATGGTCCATCTGTGGGATCATACACTAGGGGAACTCGGGGTGATATGCCTTGTAATTTACTCATTTGTATTAATTAGGTTTTCTAGTTTAGTTTTTTCTAGCAAAAGCTTGGGACCAATATTTATACCATTGTCATAAGTATTACCAATGTATGTTATAAAATCAGCAGCGTATTTTATAGCTTCAACTTCACGAGGAATTTCTATACCACGGCGGTCGCCTCGTTCAGTTTCATATCTTGCTTGTGTAATTTCGCCCCAAACTCTAAAGTAATTTCCTACGGCGTCATAATAACTCTCAGGAGTCAATACATCGATATCAATAGATTTATATTCATTCTCTAGAATAATTTTCCAAAACTCGTTTGCCGCACGAACTATTTCTGATATGTTTTGGTTCTGTGATTGTTGAATGGCATTCTCTAGAGTCCTATTATAATTGAACGGTACCAATCGACGACCAACAGCCTCAATGGCCTCTATCTGCTGTTCCAGGGTATTAATCTCTTGCACCAGTCTTTGTCTCTCTCTTTCATTACCAAAAGGAGGAAGTGCCGCTAACCTTAATCTTAATTGAGTTACTTCCGCCGTCATTTGAAGTAAACGAACTTGGTCGGCAGGTTCCAACTCAGGTGGTAGAGGTGCGTCTGGACCTATCCATTCATTAAATATTCTATTGATCTCAGGTATTATTTCACGACGACGGGAACTTATCTGGCGCCTCTCGGCTGAACTTCTTGGTAAAGTGAGATAATTTTCCCACAATGATGTGTCGGTAATATCTGCTTCTTGACTGCTTTGAATTTCAAAAATTCTATCTATGTCGTAAATCCCAAAAAATTCATTTACTGTATCCTCAAAGTTTCCAAGATACAGTTCAAGTTGTTCTATTCTTTGTCTAACTTCCCGTGGTCTAAAATATGTGATGTCGATATTAGTTTCAAACGTTCTTATCGTCGCTGGGAATTTTCTTAGAAGTTTTGAACCTCTATATATTGATTGTCCTTTGACAGCGCTAAGTAGAGCATCGTCTGCTGCGGCGGTCATGCTAATAGATTTCAAAAATGTAGCGGAATAGCGTTCTGAATATTTAATTCCCTTGTCCATATAAATAAAATAAGAAGCGATCTGAAATGCTATGGGTAAGAAATATGGGCTTACCAACATCCCCAACTCTGTGATACCATCATCATCATAAAATTGTCTAATTTGTTCCTTCACTCCGGGAGCCCGGTTAGGGTTAATCTGGAACTCACTTAAGTCTGTTCTATCTTCTGAAAGGTGTCTGTAAACGAGCAGTAACATCTGATTATATTCTTCCGTGAAAGCGGAAAGATTAAAATCTTTAAACGAATTTGTGTTTGCTAAATTGTTTATCATCCCCACATACATGGCTTCAATGATGTTATATAAATTTTGACTAGGAGTGTTTGAGGATAATATTTCTGGATTAAGCCTTAACTTGTCAACATCCTCGTTACGTCCATAGACCTTAGCGATGGAATCAAACGTTGTATAAAGAGCACCCAGAATATCAGCGTCTTCTAACTCTTCAGAAATTTTTCTATGTAAATAATCAGTAACAAGATTGATTGTTCCTTGGCTTCCCCACCTGTTGTATGTTGTAGTGAGAGGATTGATATTTAAAAAGAACATAAACATGCGAGTCTGTATTGCCCGAATTCCAGAATTTGCTTTAGTTACGTCTTCAGGAGTTATACATTCGTCGCCAGAATTAACAAAAGGAGATAAATTAAGAGCCTTAATATATTGCGACATTCTTTCAGGACCAGGACCTGCTACTATACTGTCGTTTATTTGCTCATCAATTCGTCGAGAATAATTCTGAAGACACATGGTAAAATTACCTGCCTCTCGATTATTGTGTTCTCCAATCGATAAATCACCATACATTTTCTTGTAACCTGGCGATGATACAGGTGGCATTACAATATTATTCACTATCAAATACTGATTGCCTGGCTGATTATTGAGTCTGACTGTATTATTTCCTACTTGAACGCCATTGAATATATTATAATTGATAGCTCCGTCAGCATCCAAGCTGTTTCTTGTCCCTGGAGAGAAAGAAGCAACAATATTTTGAGTATATCTTTGTCCTTGTCTCCTTAGGGATCGACGTAGAACAGGGGCAAAGAATGAAATTGTTACGTCAGGAGTTGTATATTTCAAATAGGTTGCCCCTGTCCACCCAATAAATGGGGCAGTTGATTCTCTCTTCTTAAAATAATCTTCTACTCTGTTGCCCAGAATACTAAGGAAGTTCCTCTCCTCCTGTGTACGACTGCCTTCATCATTTACTGATCCCAACAAGGACAAGTTCTGACGAGTCAATAAACTATTGATAGAAGGCAACAATGAGTCAGGTGCTGTTCTCGTAGCATAATAGGCTGTATCCCAAACATCATATTGTTTCTGAGGGTGTTCTATAAATTGAGGAAGCCCTAAACGTGGAATTTCTCGCAAGCGAGGGAAAGCTCCCTCAGGAGGTCGATCACCGGGATCCCGATTAGGGTCTGCTTGCCACTCTCGGTAAATGTCTACATTAGCTCTCGTATCAGACCAAATTTTTGAAAAGACGTTTGCTGGAGTTTGATCGTTTCTCCTTCCACCAAAATTACCTCCGGGGCGCCATTCGACATCGCCATTCAGTGCCGTTCTTATAGAAAATCCTACACGACTGGGGTTCCAGCCAGCAGGCGTAAGGAAACCCGTATCTCTGTCCTCAACAAATACTTGATTAATAGTCAACTCTCTCATGGGGAAGAACATCTGATAAAATAGCTCGGTCCCCATCCTAGAGTTATAGATATTATATTCTCCCTTTTCTCTAGTATATCTGGTCTCTTCTTGATCGAACAGATCTCGGAAGAAGGATGATATCTGATCGGTTAGCTCATTACTAATCTGAGCTATAAAAATTAGAAGGTCATTGTACCAAGTCATCTCCGGCAATAAAGAGAACAGTCGTTGAAGCCTAAGGTCTAGCCCTTCAAGTCCTCTAAGGAAATCACATAAAAAGTTTATCTTGTCTAATTTAGCATTGACAATTTGAACATACTGATCTTCTAAGGAGAACTGAAAATCATCTGGTGATATTTCATTGTTAATGAGAAGATTCTTATTTTCACAGAATGCTGCTAGTGGTGAATTCTGTATCACGTCATCATTTTCAAAATCTAAATTATCTCCCAATAATATGAAAAAATCTACTATGTTTTGATTTGAAAATTCAATAGTGTTATAGTTTGTAGGATCGATCTCAGCCGAGGGGATTAGAATATTTCCAGATACTGTTTCTAGGATATGTTCCACCAGATCATAATCAGCTTCACCATCTAATAACTGCTGAGCTTCTACTGGCGTACACATAGCTGAAATGTCATTCAACAAAAACACCAACTGTTCATTCGTTGCTGAAGTGTATATCTCTACAGAGCGATCGTCTACATTCTCAGTGGTCACGTTAAACAAAGGTGTCTGCTTTGCTATTTCCACCAGGTCTAATGTAGATGTTGCTGCCACAAGATCAATCCCACCATAATTTGTGCGTGACGATATATTTCTAAGACCCATGTTAGAATCCCTATCACGAGCAGCAGGACCACAACCGAATAAAGCATTAACTATATCTTTAATAACACCAGCCACAATAGACTTTATAAAGTTCTCTATAATGACCTTAACAGCCTTTCTGTATATTTCTGACTGTTTCACTTTCAAGGAGATCATCTTTTGCTTTTTTAATTCTACCGTGGGAACCATAGAAAGACTCTTACGACTTAGGGCGTTTGCTGCAGGTGGTAATCCTGCTGGATCTAAGAATCTATCTTCGATAAAATCTCCCAAGACATCTAGTGAGCAAAAAATTTGATCATTAATAAACTTCTCTGCGTCTCGGATGAAAAGATCAGGATTTTCATTGTATGCCTGACCCTCACTTAAAATCCTCTTGGCTAATTCATCTTGTACCACCTCTTGTCTTAGAACTAGTATTGTTTCACGAATTAGTGATTTAACCTTTGTTTTACCTTGAAGGGCCTGATAGAATTTCAAAGCATACTTAGCAGCACGAGCCTGTCCTGTGTTACAATCCATATTTTTTATAGCGGCACCGATTCTAAATTTACGATCCCTCTGGTCATACAGGCGTTCAAATTCTGCCGGACTTGTCGAAGCGAGGTTGGAAAGTTTTGTAAAAAGGGTCTCTCGTCTCTTTCTTTGTTTAGTGGAGGAAGCTTGCCTGTTTCTTCTTTTTACCTTTAAGGCATTAAGGTCAACCTTTGGATAAACATAGGAATTTAGAAAGTTTATAGGATCAGGATCTTGAGCTATAGAACTAACCGATGTTCTTTCGTAGATCTCTTGACTACTTTTTAGGATTGAAAAAGTTGTAGAGGTGAAAAGACTAAAAGCATTTACAATACTGACCGCCTCAGAAGAGGTATCAAAATAGTTATTTTCTCCACAACCATGATAATAAAAATTACCGTTTATTATAAAATGATCAATAGTATAATTTCTACGGAAGAAAATCTGAACACGATCAGATTCGTCTATTGAGATTCTATTGTGATTGTAAAATATCTCCATCAATTCAACGAAGCTCTCAAGCCGAACAGCCTCTCGATCTAGGTCTATACCCTCTAAAACTTCTGGGGTCAAGCCTTGATTTGTTAATAATTCAAAATTACTTCTCAAAGCAGTTCGTACAGGCAAAAGGTTTCTAATGATTTCAAGTACCTGAAATGTTACACTGGTCGATGATAGATTGGTTGTCCCTATAATTCTCTTAGCTTTTTCGAGAGGCGCAAGCTGGTATTCATTCTGAGATGGTCTTTGGTCATCGTCGTTGGTCTCCAGTGAGGCCACTGCTGCTGAATCAATTTTAAGGGCATATATCCATCTAGATCCTGGGCGGGTTCCTTTATATGATAGAAGTGGAAAAACTTCATCAGATTGTTGTTCCAAATCTATACCCTCATATGAGGTTGGTGGGGACAGAAGAGTTTTAAGATTTGTAAAGTTTTCCTCGGAGTTTTTTTGGCTTAGTTTTAGAATCTCCCTTATGCCATTATCCAAAGCCTCAAGATAGGAGTCTTTTAAATCTTGTGGAGAGTTATTCCAATAATTTACTGCCGCTTGAATATTTTGCGTCTTAGCAGTGTTTCTTAATATGGTCGCAAGAGAAAAACCGCCCCTAGAAACATCATTCGTTCTTCTTACATAATAATAGTGTGAATCTATAGGATTGTAATATACCCTATCATTATCTTCTCCAGGTAATCCGTTCTGAGTCCAATCATATAAATCGACACTTGAGTCAGTGCTCATATAAATTGCGACCTCAGGCTCTACACTCAACTGGTCTAATCCTACATTTTCATTGTACTGAACCGCAGGTAAATTCAAGGAATGCCTCAACTTATCCTGGTAAGCTTTTGAATGAAAAGGAGGAATAGAAATTAAGTTGGCAACCTTTTGTAAAGACTCTTCTTGATAAAATTCTTCAAATGACTCCATAGAAGTTTTAGAGGTGTACTTCTGTAAAACATCAGATTCCTCAAGTAGTTGTGTGATTGTGCTAAGGACTGTAATAGCCTCATCATCCGTTAGGAGACGGCTCTCACCTTCAACCAACTCACCGTTTTGAGGGTATAGGGCAAAATATGCCAACATATCTTCTTCTGTCAATTCATAACCTACACCCCTTAAAATTGTCCCTATGACTGGAAAACTATAGAAATTGATATACTGTTCATGAATAGCGTCTAGAACAAACCTATTTCGTAATAATGAGTAATCATACCCTTCCCCATTTCGGGTATCCGAATTTGTCACCTGGGCAAATGGATTTACAATATTCTTTTGACGGTTGCTTAAACTCATAAAATACCTAGTTTACGTTATTAAATTTACTATCAAAACGCCAAGCGCCGAAGGGATTGTCCTTACTGTAGTTTAATTTGTGTTTAACAAAATTCATATCTTGTGTTGAAAGGTTGCCTACTTCAATCGGTAGCCTGGTTAGAACGTCAGTGAGTTTCATCATAGAAGCACCAGTAGGATCGATAAAGCAAGCCATGACTGTAACAAGCATTTCATACAAAAAAGCAGTAGAGCCTTGAACGTCTGCCATCATCTCTACAAGGTTGTCCATTACTTTTATAAGGCTGTCCGCTTTCACCATAGGTTGAAGATCAGCGTCGTTGTTACCCGCAATTATATCCACACCCTGGATGCCACCACCAATATAATACCCTAGTCCGTTAAAATTATCTCCGCTTGTAACTAGCTTAATACCCTCACGACCAACTAAGCGAACCGAGTCTGCTTTTACAACAATAGCAGAAGCATTGGGTCGATACCCAACCTGACCCTCGGCTAGATTAAAATATTCTTTACCGTCAATATTGATAGCATTCTGAGTGATATAAATTCGTGCTGAATCGAGTTCTGGGCTCTTGTTTGTGAAAACCTCGTTTCCATCAGCGTCAACTTCTCTGGCTAGTGGTCCAGAAAGTCCGGCTATGATATCAATACACCCAGTATGAGTTCTAACCTCTGAGCCAGCACCTGAATCAGGTCCTCTAGGGCGGTCCCTTCCTTGGATGATTATAGTATTGTGTTGTCCTTGTATTATATCTTCTGCTTCAGTAGCTTGATATATTGGATTGGGTTCTAAAATTTTGCTATTAAAAATTCCTGAGTACTCTCGGGCCACCCTTCTAGGGAAATCATTCTTAAGGTTGTTTTTAGCACCGCCTAGTAAAGAATCTCGCACACCATCTACTGTTGGACCAAACCCAGGTGGTTGGGTTGGTGTAGGGGGAGTTTTTGGTGGATCAGTTTGATCAAGAATTCTTTGAGCTTCTAAAATATCATCGGTATTTTCCTCAAAGACAGCCTCCAGACCATCAGGTATGCCATCCCTATCGTCATCCGCAGCAGGATTCAAACTTCCAAAAAGTTCTCTATACCTTGCTGCCGTTTGTTCTGGTGTTAAGTTTGCCATCTTTTGCTGCCCTATGCGTATTTATAACTGCGACTGTTAATGTAATTTACGATCTCACCCTTGGTGACAAACCCTTTAGCTTTTGATGAACCTGGAATAGGGTTCTGTATGGCGAATAACTGTTCATAAGTAATAGATCCATTTCTGTCATATACATAGCGCCATCGCCATTTTCCACCAATTTTTCGACGAACCCTTTTATATTTTGAACTTCTCTCTGAACCTATCTTAAAGCTCGCAGGTTTATTAGCAGCAACGGGATATAATACAAGCAAATATAAAGTTCCTAACGTGGCATTAGGATACTTCCTGATGCCTTTGGCGATAAAATACTCCTCTACTAAATCTAACTGTTCAACTCCAGACATGTTCCGAATTTTATCTGTAGTAGTTTTATGTACATCTCTTGCTGTGGCTGGAACCCATTGAATCAAGCCCGTCGCACCGATAGCGTTTTGAATCTTTGGATCTAAACCAGATTCAAACTCCATTATCTTAACCAGGTTGGTTACTGATACTTTTAAACTCTTGGCAACCTCTTGAAGCTTCTTATTAAAAGCAGGATCATTAAGTAATTCCTGCCCTCTTAAGTAATTTGCGGGTATCTCCCTGGGCAGACCCCTTCTACTTCTAACTATAGGAGTTCCATCAAAACTATAAAACTGATCTCCTACAATACCTGTGACTTGACCAATATCCAATACACTTGAAAATTGATATTTATCGTTATCAAAATCAACGGTAACGACAGATCCTGCCTGAAGAAAACCATCATATCTTACATAAGGATGTAGATTAATAGCAGGATCTTCTGAATTCCTAGGAGCAGGGATCCAGTAGTGTCGAGCATCACTGATAACTCTGACCCTTAACATATTCATGCTGGAGGCAGGTGACTTTTTTCCAGAGTCCGCCAATCCATATTGCGTAGCAATTTCTTTCTCTGACCTCAGGACTACTGCTAAAACGTTTTTCTGGTCTAGAACTTGTGATGGTGAATAATACTGGCGAATCATATCTCGAATCGCATCCATCGGAGTGGATCGATCGAGTCCATACATTCGCTGACCAATATCTGTCCCTAGCGCCTGGTCTCGACGTAAAAGAAATTGTTTCTCAGCGGTATAAATTGACTCAGGAGGTAAGTTTTCATTTTTACCCACAGCTATTCCTCCTTGATTATATCAAATAGCTGTTTCTTATCATCTTCAGATAAGCCGGCTTGATTATTAGCGGAATCTTTTTTATAAACTAGCGTTGCTAATTTGACCAGTTGTTCGTTACTTCTTTGTAATGTTTCTACAAATTTAGCAGCAGTAGCACCAGAATCAGAATAGCGATCATTAGAGACGCTCATATACTCCTTTAAATTGTCTAGAAGTATTTCTGTTTCTTGTCTATCCTTGTTAATGTTTTCAAGGGCTTGTTCTATAAGTGAGTTAAGATCTTTTTTCATACCATAAATAGAATGCTAGACAATTTCTCCCTCATTCCATTTTTTCTTGAATGTCCTGTATCTTTCCCGCATCTTATTAAGTGCGCTCACAATCTGCTTAGTATTCAGACCCGTGATCTCTCGCATGTAAAGGTAGACCGCCTTCTTGTTGAAAATCTCAATCTGGTCGATATTTTCCATCAGCGTAACCACTGCGTCGAGAACCTTTTGTTCGTTGGGCTTTAACTTAAGATTTTGCCAACTGTTAATTTCAGTTAACAGAGATGACCAAAATTCTTTTTCTTCTATCTCATTTAGAAGGTCAGCATCTGATCCTGATGATATTGCTTCTACCTCCCTTACCATTTCATCATAGTTGACTTCTCTACGATTTTTCTTGGTCTGTTTTTTAGCTTTGTGTGTAAACCAATTTTTGGTCACAACAGAAAAATATGAAAATGCTTTTTTGCCCTGAGATGGGTCAAACTTTCCTAGAATGGTTGTGAGCCAAATCTTACAGTCGTCTTTATGATATTCAATATTTTCAAGGGAGGTAAATTTATAAGTGTAAACAATTTTATTGACTAGTTCATCGAAGGCAGGCTGTATGTGTTCGACGTATAGTTCTGATCTTTTGGGAAGACTGTCCGTATTACAGTAATCAACAATTGCTTTTTCAGTTATCTCTGTAAAATAGTAATTGTTTTTCTTTTTCTTTCTAGGCATCAGGTGACTCCATGGTTAATTCTTCATTAACTTTGAGAAATTCTTGTATTTCGTCAGCTACCTGATTGGTGTGTTTTAGCAGACTTTCAAGAGTAGGATCGCCATAGAGAAGGTCTTTATTGTATACCTCAGTCAAGTGATTCTCAAAAGCAGCTACAGACATCAATACTGTTCTGGTTTCGGTATTAGTCATTTCTAAGTAATTTAAAAGTTTGCGAGTGTACCAGCCCAATAGTATGTTCATAAACATAGAAGATATCAAGGCTACTGTTAAAATTGTGGTTATCATTTATCTTTATATACTCGATTTTTTCTTTGTTTCTTGTAATTATCGAGTTCTTTTTTCCCCTCTTTTATGGCTTTATTGACTTCATTGCCAACTTTGTCTTTAATATTATAGCATTTTTTCGTTAGTTGTAAAACACCCGATAGATTCTTCTTAATGTTAGGCGAATTACATTCTGTACATACCACGTCCTTAGCACCATAAGGGTGTCTTATATTTATTGACGCTTCGCAGTCACTACAATCATAAGCATATAAAGGCATTAGTCTGTGGCTGGTGTGGTAAAAGATGGAGGATTTGTTACAACAATCTCATCATCTTTGACTTCCAATTTCCAGTCAGCAAGAAGTTCTGTAATATCTGTCTCTTCTGCTAGGCATTTTTGTAGGGTCATCAACAGAGCACCTACAGCTTGGTTAGAAAGTTTCATTTTATTCTCCTTAAGGTTTGTTTTATTTTATCACTTTTTTATATATTTTATATCTTTTATTTATTCTACATCTTTAGGGTCCAAAACGCTGTCAACTTGGATATCTTTAGTTGCTCGCTTTCCTATTATTGTTTCAAACATAGTTGGTGAAATTCCGGTCCCAGGTCTCTTACATCCAATATTTTCAGTCGTAAAGAAATCTCCTTCTTTTATAGAATCAATTGTTACAATACTCCGTCGAGCATACAACCTGGCACGATCTTCACTGGGGGTTGACTGTTTTGTGGTATGTTTCCCAAGCATCACAGAACTCAGATCCATAAGTCGGACAATTTGTTTTACCTGTGGTGGGTCTACAGACAACCAATGATCCGCACTTTTGTCTAAGGTTTTATCCACTGTATAATGTTTTTCCACAACATTAGCACCCTTAGCAACGGCGAAGGATGGTGTCTCTACATTCATGGTGTGATCGGATAAACCATACACGTAACTGTCACCAAAATGATCCCTGATGGAATCTATCATGGATAGGTTAATATCACTTGGATCCGTAGGATATTTCAAATTACAATGCATAATGACAATTTTATCTGTACCGTTATTTTCTAAGACATCGACAGCATCTTGAATCTCCTCAAGAGTAGATGCCCCTGTAGATAACATTACTATCTTGCCCTTGGCGGCGACTGTTCTCAAGAGGGGGTGATTGGTTACGTCACAGGAAGCAATTTTATAAGCATTGATACCTACTCGATCAAGGTAATTGGTAGCCTCGTCGTCAAATGGGGTAGACATAAACTCTATCCCGTAACTATCACACAACTTCTTTAATTCTAAGTGCTCAGCTTCGCCGAAAGAATCTAGATGAGAATACGAATCATGCTGTGATCCTTCTTGATCTATCTCACCTTCCCAGTCCCAGAACCTTGGGGCGTCTTTTGTACAAAGATTTTCAGCCTTATAAGATTGAAACTTAATAGCATGAGCACCTGCCTCAGCCGCTTCTTTAATTAATCTCTCTCCTAATTCTAAAGAGCCAAGATGATTAACACCAGCTTCAGCAATAAAAAATGGTTCTCCGGTGCGTAACTTTAGCCACAATTCTTCAAGTTGATACATTATTTATCCTATCTAGTTTTTGTTTTATTTCTTCTCTAGCCGTTACTTGGCTAGTTAGTGAACCCGATCGTTTAAAATATCTGTAATAGGGCAATCTCAGGTGATACCCGTCAAAGTTTCTTATGTACCTAATAATCAGGTCATAATCTTCTCTATTTCTCAGAGACTCGTTATAGCACCCGATCACATCTAGATAACGACGGCGGAACATTACTCCAGCACCGTTGTCCAGTAAGCGATCCAGGGTGTTGATTTCTTGTTTTCTCTCATTATCTTCTGAGGTGATGATCTGATCGCAATATACGAAACCAATATCCTCGTTCCAGTCTAAGATTTGCGACATAGAAAGAAGAAAGTTCTTATTAATAAAATCATCACCGTCCACCCGAACTACATATGTGCCCTCGCTGATAGATATTCCTTTATTAGACGCAGCAGAAACACCTGAGTTTTTCTCCATTTTGACAGTCTTGATCAGACCGCCCATGTCATGATAACCAGAAATAATGTCCCAACTCCTATCAGTTGAGCAGTCATCAACAATTATGATTTCATACTTTTCATCAGACAAAGTTTGATTTATACAACTATTAATAGCTCGTGAAATATATTTTTCTAGGTTGTAACATGTTATTATTACGCTTATTTTCTTATTCATTCAGAAGACCCTCTATCTCATTTCGAGTCATTTTTGGCGCTGTTTTGGAATTATAAGGAGACTTCAATCTGTTCTTTCCTTTATTAATCTGATTACGAATAGCTATAAAATCACCGTCCACATATGTATACGGAAGCTCGGCTTCAGAAATAAGATCTTCATCTATCTTTTCTCCGGGGCGGCGACCTACTATTTCTATATCACTTGATATAGCCTGGGCTAGGTCGAGCATATTTACCGACTTCATCTGATAGGAGCCTACCAGTCCTCCTCTTTCATTGTTACATATATCTACAACTCTACCTATTAATGAGGCTGCTTGCTCTTTTGAAAAGATTAAGCGATTCATTTTAGGATCGGTAAGACGCAAAGATAAACCTGAGGAATTCAGTTTCTTCCAATAGGGTATCACTGAGCCATTACTGTTTGCCACGTTAGCAAAACGACACACAGCAAATTTGTTTTTATCAGTATTTGCCTCTAGAAACATTTTTTCCATCAAACACTTACTATAGCCATACACATTTTCAGGGCTACTAGCCTTGTCCGTGCTGATAGCCACTGTGATTGGGACATCATATTCCTTGCTCGCACGAATAATGTTTAAACTTCCCAAGACATTTACCATAACAGTTTGGGTGGGATTTTCCTCTGCTAGGTCAACATGTTTCAATGCGGCTGCGTGGATGACGATATCAGGTCGGATCTTTTCAAAAGCACTTCTTATAAAGCCATAATCCTCAACTGAACCAAGAAATGTTTTTACATCCGGATTTTTACGCTTAAGATCAGCAACCAGTTTCTCATTACGGCTGATATTGTAATACTCGTTCTCTGGGTAGTGCGAAATATAAGCTCCCCCTATAGTGCCCGTTCCACCTGTAATTAAAACTTTTACCATACTTTTTTTACCTTTTCTAGGTCTTCTTCGTAGTGGATTTCGATTACCTCATCTACACTACACCCGACATAATATGACACATCTTGATTAGATTCCATGATCTTTTTCGAGAAGACGATAAGACCGCTCTCTTCCCCCGAAGTATTGAAAGACCTTACCTCAAAAAGATTTTTATCTTTCATCATAGAAATACATGAATCAACTTGTTCGGTGGTGTGTCCAGGGCAGTTTGCCATTATAGTAATAACCCCATCATATTCTTGGTCCAAATTATAATAGCCGTATCTAAGAACACTGATCAGTTTATCTTCGGACCTGGAGGCGTTCCGGGCACGATGAATTGTCTTCACTCCGTTTTCTCTACAGTAATCCTTTACAAAGTCGGAGTCTGTTAAGACATATACATCATCCACAAGGTCGCTGTCAAGTAATGGTTTTACACTATGCCAAAACATTGGATAGCCTTCAACCCGGTGAATGTTTTTATTCTTAAACCTTTTAGACTCTCCCTTAGCTGCGACTAAACCGACAAACATGTCATTGATCCTCAAGCTTAATTATTTCTTTATCCACCAATACCTTAACACATTTTTCTATTTCTTTAATCGGTATGTCAGTTTTAACTGACATGTCTAACATCGAATTGTTGGTGTCTGAAAGAAATATAACCCAGTTTCTTACCGTATCCCAAGTTGTGTTTGAAGTTCCTCCAGTTTGACGATAAATATTTTTGTGTGCCAGAAAAGGCTCGCCGCCGTCATGACATATGGTGTAGCACTTTCTATTTTCATATTCTTGTAATATTTCAAAGTAAAACGAAGAAACTTGTTTAATGGTTTCTATATTGACAAGATTTAGATTGTCACTAGAAGTATGATACTCTGGAAATTCCGAGTGAGGATTTGTCATCAGGGAAGCAGTTGGGATCCGAACCTTTGGACTCGACAATTGTCTCTCATCACTACCAGTTGGGGTAAACTTTTGATTTATAGTTTTGTTTCTATTTTTTACGATGTTATCTATAGGATGATTCCCAATAAATGTCTCCTTGTAAGTAAGTTCTTCACCATAACCCACACAAGTAGATACAATCGCAAATTCAACCTTGGAAGGTTTTATTATTCCCCGACCTAAAAGACAAATAGATCCAATAGTTTCTGGTATAAAAAAGAAACGGTATGTGTAAAAGTTGTCTAGGTCCTTGAGTTTGTCATACAAATCTAGAAGACAAATGACTCCAGACAATCCATCATGGGCCTGTTCCGGGTGGCACAAATATGAGGTAAGAATTATTTCTTTCTTTGACTTTCCTTCGATACAGAGTTCTCCAATATTCATGGACCCATCAACAAACTCGGCATCTATGTTCACCCTGTAAAGAGAGGATGTGTCTAAATTGTCATAAGAACTTTTAGAGAGGCAGAATCCCCAACTTCTGTTATAATAGGATGTTCGATAAGGGATAGAGAAGGGAAGAGTGGTTGAAAAGTGTAAATGCTCCTTTAAATCATCAAATGATAAAGTTCCAACATATGGTTCACTATAATTAACAACTTCTAGAATACTCCTATCAGAATCACAAATTAACTCTCCACGCTCTGAAGTTAAAGTTGCTCTGCTGAGTTTCCATTCTTTAGGAACTGTCCAGTCAAGAACACCGTCACCCGATTTAAAACTATGAGTTATTAAAGGGTAATATTCTTCAATAATCGACAAAGCTTTATCGTTTTCAGTTCCCAATAAACTGCGTCGTAAGGGGCACACATTGTTCAGTATTAGTTCAGGTATAGATGTCACTAAAGACCCCTGTAAGACCTTCTGGATTAACAGATATAATCTCAACCCCTGGGTAGTTCTCTTGGAGGAAGGGAGGTAATTTTTTCCAGGCATCAGTCCAGACACGCACTGCGTATTGGTCGTTGTAGGAATTGCCAAGATCACATCCAACTAGGTAGACTTTTTTAACACCAGTGTATAACAGAAATTGTGTTGCTGGTTGGGCTATCGTAGCTCCGTAAAAAGGCTTATTGCTAATATCTTTCTGCCACTCAATACCTGGTCCATATCCAGGATATCCGACTTCAAACGGTATCGCTCCGAGTTCTATGGCAGCTTTCTCAGTGATGTTTCCAAGTCCTGTTTCCCGACCATCTCCATGTTTTGCGGTAAAAGTAGATGATAAAAAAACAGCATCAGAGTTTTCTTCTCGAAGTTGGTTTATCTGATTGTAGTGCGCTGTATCTGTATGGTACCCACTTCCAAACATGTAATAGTCTAAAGATTGAGCAATATTATCATACTGATAAATGCCATTCAATCCAAGCTTGATACAGTTAGTAAAATCAGGAGTCCAGTGAAATTTACTCACACTGGGACCAGTGGCAAAAATTATAGCGTCCTTACCCTCGTGTACTCCTTCAAATTTTTTAAGAGCTTGATTGTGCCTGGAAGTATAGTTCATCAGATTATTTCTCGTTATTCCTAGTGATAGATTCTCTGTATATACTCTTTACATCTTCGATCTTAAACACTTTGTTTGTATCTTGTAATTTACTATATTTTAATGCTTCCGTCGAAGTTTCCTCGACATCAAAATCTTCAACATTCAATTTTGGTATAGCTAGGCGGCTGGCAACATCTGAACCCATTCTATCACACACTGATTCAAGAAGAAACCCTAAAGCAAGTCCATGATCTATACCATAGATTCCTGTTAAAGGATATGATAGAGAGTGTAGAATTGTTGTTGGTGTTATAGCTATAGCTCGACCGGCTAAGTTACCAGCGTTCACCAAATCTAAATTATTGTCGCACTTGAGTAAAATACTTAAAGCTCTTTCAGCAAATTCTGTGCTAAGATCGTTTCTCTTAGTAGACCATAAACTATCAAGGCAATGACTTACCGCATCATAGGTAGTTTTTAGTGTCACCGAAAATGGTAGAGATGTTAAAAACTCCTCTTTCACTATAACTTGATCAGGAACAGGAACAGAAATAGATATTTTATTATGACCATCCCAAACCACCGAGTGCTTTGTATGTACAGTGCCGGCTGCTGTTGTGGGATAACAAACAATTGGGTTCTTACAGATGATCTTCGCAGCATCTATGACAGCACCTCCACCAACCGCTATCACATCATCCTCGGAGTTGTGTAATTTTTTAGCTTCTGTCGCACTTAGAGGTCCTGTTATGACTCTAGTTTTGTCGATGTCCGGAAAATACTTACGGGTAGACCTTGAGCAAACTAGCAGAGTTTTTTTCATTCTAAATCTCTTACAAAATTGGCAATCGTATTTGCGTTGTCCTCGAAACCAATTGCTACTCGTGGGCATTTTCCATCACACGAGATTTTATATATCTTATTCACGCCAGGATATTCTTTTTCTAGAACAGAACATTCTTGAGACCCCACAGATTCATGTACCCCGTTATCTAAAATATAAACAAACAAATTATCAAGTTTTAAATCTCGAACAGTATGCGTAAGACCTAGATGCATAAGGTGACCTCCGTCACCGTTTAGGACCACAACCTCTTTATCCGTGTTGAGGGCTATACCAATTCCAATGCCTGGCGATAATCCCATAGACCCTTGCATATAAAATATGTTTCCCCAAGTAGGATATAATTGATACACAGCCCTAGACAAAAAGCCAGTAGGGGCTATGTAGACTGCTTCTTGACCATGCTTGTTAAATATTTCTTGTAGTGCTGCTTTTCTACTTAGCATTATTATCCCCTGTGACAAGAATATAATTGTCATACCCAATTAGTTTAAGCATTTGATCATCGACTTCTCCCATTATTTTATGCTGAGGGAGTGTGTGGCGATGACCGATTACTAAAAGGGGCGTAATATCAGCCGGAATACAAAGGCTGGTAAGAGGGTTGATAATATTTCCGAGCCCAGAGTTTTGAAGATATACACAAGGATTAGCTCCAGACAATATCGCACCAAAAGCAATAGCAACAGCGTGTGCCTCATTGGTTGCTACAATGTGGCGCATATTAGAATTCTCTATGTCCTTAATAAATTCTTTGAGGAGACTATCAGGGACTCCAATGAAAATGTCAACCTCGTCTTTCAATTTGTCGAAAAGACCTTTGTTTTCTTCAGTTCTCATTTGTCAGTACCTGGGATAAGTGTAATAATTTCTTTGATTGGTAAACACTGATCATCAACCTCTAGTGACCGCTCATGTACTAATATCTTTTCGCACACATTAACCATCGCTGGATAGGCGCTTCTAAGCAAGTGATTTGCGTATATCACAACATTAACACCTAGGTTTTTTAGTTCCGTCTCTGTTATAGAGTTATATGTAGAAGGGACAACAACCAGCGGTGTAGATGGATCATCTTCTCTAAACTTTTTACAGAAGGCAATAATCTCATCTGGTTCATTCTCTTTGCTATGAATCATTATGGCATCTGACCCCGAAGCGACATAGGCATGAGCACGCCTAAGAGCATCTTCTAAGCCTTGTTTTAGAATCAAGCTCTCAATGCGAGCAATTATCATGAAGTCTTTAGTTATTTGTGCTTTCTTTCCTTCAGAAATCTTAAAGCAAAAATTATCAATAGTATCTTGCTTCTGACCACGCTCATTTCCGAAAAGTGAATTTCTTTTTGCTCCTATTTTATCCTCAATAATAACAGCCGAAACCCCAAGTCTCTCCAGGGTGCGAACCATGAAACGGAAATGCTCTGTAAGACCACCGCTATCAGCATCAACAATCATTGGCTTTGTGGTAGCCTCAAAAATCTCACTAATAGTAGAAGACATAGAAGTGATATCCACATATTGAATATCAGGCTTACCTTTAGACGCTGAATGTGTCAGGCTGGACAGCCACATTCCGTCGAACTCTCTCTTTTGCTCATTGACATTTACAGAGATTTTTTCAGCAATTAAACCTGTCAATCCGTTATGGGTTTCTACAATCCTAGCAAAACCTTTAGAGTTTAAAATTCTACGCAGCATTTTTCTTCTTACATCAGGAGTTGTGCCAATCTCCTTTAGGTGCTCATGAAGTTTGGTCGAGGAAATACCCTTAGTGTAGGGAACATCTATGACCTTTCCACCCCACTCTTGGACTTTATCAACAACAGACTTTCTTACGTTTTCTTGTTGTCCCTTAACCCAGTCATCTCCATGGACAACAAAGTCCGGCTTGAGAAGTTCTAAGTTTGGGACATAATCAAGAGTATTTTGAGGTATGACTCGGGAAACGTTTTTGATATTCTCAACAATCACTTTCCTCTGTTCATAGGTAAGTGCTGGTATTCTCTTATAACTTGCGATGGCATCATCGGTAAGGACACCAACAACAACAGTTCCATATTTGGCTGCTTCGTTGATAATATTGAGATGACCATGGTGAATAAAATCAGCACACATTGCCACATAGGCTATTTTATCATTACTCATTATCTTCTCCTTACTAAATTCTTAGTAATATCCCATCCCCCGCCAGGTAGACCGCTGACCCTCTTGGGAGTCATCCAATCTTCTCCATAACGTAATGTAAAATACTCATGAGGCGGAGGGCAGTTAAAAATCTGATCTCTAATAGATTGAGGGTGAACATTCTCCACTATCTCGACTGGGTAAAACAAATACCCAACATCACAATGAGTTACGTATTGATCTTCCTCTTTGTACCAGATATAGAAATCTATAATCCTTTCGATTTTATTTGATCTGTACATTATTTGATTTGTCTTGCCGCCAAGATTACACTCTTTGATCATTTCATAGCCTAAAGAATTCATAATATTCTTCAGTTTGTTCAGGTCGGTTTTTGTTCCATCTATATCAATATCTAAATCTAGATCCCAGGGGAAAAATCTGTTTTCTCTATACAGAGAAAGATAAGTGCCAGAAGATAGCCAGTAATCAATATTAGAATCTCCTAAAGCATTACAAATTTCAGTTAGTACAGAAAATGATTTATCCACGTAGTCTGGTATTTCTTCAGGGATATTGAACTTGTTATCTACTATTGTAACATTATATTTTTCAAACGGAGGGACTAGTTTGTTTCCAGGTTTAAAATTGTTAAAGTCACTAACCAACTGCTCAAAAGAATAACTACGTGTACTTAAGGTAGAATGATTCTTAAACTTTAGCTCGATATCCTTGCGGACCATCGTAAAGTGATGCATTTCCAATTCGGATCTTTCAAACTTTTTAAAGTTGTTCCACGGAAAACTCTTCCTAGAAGGGTCTGCCAATACTGGATAGTCTGGGAAATTTGCTAGTTGCGTTACGCCAGGTTGAAGCTTTGTTATGAAAGGGACGTAATATTCTTCGTTTGGAGTTAACCGATAAGTGGGGGATTTGTAATAAGTTGCCATCTGACATGCGCTTGAGTCGTAATCATTATCAACAATCTGCTTCTTTGCTTGAATAAATTGTTCCCTGTCATAGAACTCATCACAATCAACAAAAACAAAGTGAGTACAGCCGAGATTCATGGCATGTTTACACCCAATGCCTCTCTTGTTTCTTTCATTCAATTCAGCATTGTGAGGGTGATTAGTAATACTAGGCTGATACAACACAAGGTTATCTACCCCTAGTTCACTTATAAAGCTAACAAATGACTCGTTAGGGTGAGTATTGCCGCAGTTACTTACAGTCTGATAGACAATGATAATTTCATCTACCAAGTCTCTAATAGAAGATATGCTGTAAGGTAACAACTCCTCCGAGTCAAAGACGCTATATACCGCAGCTAGTTTCATTCTAATCCCTGTGAATACCACCAAGGCGGATTGGTTTCCACCCTGTTTCTAAAATTTTATCAGTATTAATAGAGTATCGGGTATCTTGTCCCCAACGGTTTGGAACAAACTCAATCATTTCTCTATCTTTACCATACCACCCAAGTATAATATCAACTACTTCCAGATTAGTTAAGTGATTCTGGGCAGCGATATTGAAAACCTGATTTTTATAGCCACCTTCTATGAGGTGAATTAGGGCAGAAACATTATCCTTAACATGGGTCCAGTCCCTTACATAACTACCGTCGCCATGAATTGGTATCTTCTTATTATTTGTAATGGACTCTATACACTTAGGGATCAGTTTCTCCTCATATTGACGAGATCCATAATTATTACCGCTCCGAGTTATAATGTATTCCAACCCATAAGTGCGAGCATACGAAAGCACAAGCATCTCAGCCGATGCTTTTGTGGCTGAATAAGGATTAGATGGTTTCAAAGTATCTGTCTCAACAAATGAGCCTTGCTCTATATCTCCGTAGACCTCATCAGTGCTAATTTGAAAAAACACAGGTCTATCGTATTTTTCCTTACCTCTAACAAGCTGAAGAAGGTTATGAACCCCTATTATATTACTGTGAATAAATGGCTCTGTATCTCTGATGGAATTGTCTACGTGACTTTCAGCCGCAAAATTAATTACGTAGTCGCACTTTGGTAAACTTTTTAGGGTGGCTATATCTTCCTTTATAAGCTTATAATTTTTATGTTCATCCCATGGAAGTTCCTCATGAGCAGCATATGTCATACAATCAATATCAGTTATTTTCCAACCTCTTTTAAGAGCTTCTTCGACAAAATGACTACCAATAAAGCCTCGGCCGCCTGTTACTACAATTTTCATTACATCTCCTTAAAAATCTGACAACACCAGAGATGTGTCCTCTGGGACCTGGTGGTTGATAATTGTTCTTGAAATTTTATCAACGTCTGGTGATCTTGTTTTAGCTATTTCATAAATGGTGCGGCGGGGTGAGCCTATATGAAATACACCCCTTTGCCCACTCTTTAAGCATTTTATTATTTTTGGCGCTATTTCATCTACATAATCCTTTGAACTCCACTGATCTGTAAAAGCTGCCTTGTGGGGGAACTCACGACCAAAGAAACTAGTACGAATAATCGTAGACTTATCATAGGCTCGGACCATCAATTCAGCAGATGCTTTAGATTTAGCATAAACAGATAAAGGGTTTATAGCGTCTGATGTATTGTATGGTCCTGAAGATCCGTCGAAAACATAATCTGTTGAAATATAAACTAAATTCTTATCTAATTCTATACAAGCCTTAAGAATATTAAAAGTCCCTATCACATTAACCTCAAATGCTTTTATAGGATTATCCTCAAGACCAGAAACATCTGTAGCTGCCGCAGCATGAACTACGGTGTCACACTTATATTTACTCAGCGTTCTCAAGACATCACGATACACCAATATGTTACACTCGCTAGACGTGGGAGATATAAACATACAATCGTTATCTTTTCCTATGTGACGTAATTCTGTGCCCAGCGTTCCACTGCCACCAGTCAGGATCATTGCCTTAGTAGAAGAATTTGGCATTTTCTTTGTACTCAGAGAAACGGGGGGCGCTTTTATCTTTTTCAGAAATTATCAACCCCTCTTTGTCTAGATTAGGTATTTCCTTATAAGATATCGCACCTTCCCCGTGCTTATTATAGTAAGAAGTACACTCATATTTAACTATAGAATCTGTAACAGAATAGAATCCATGGGCAAAACCTGGAGGAAGATATAATAAAGTGGGGTTTGAGTCCCTAAGGTTCATTTTCCCTGTCTCGCCATATGTTGGGGAGTCTTGACGTATATCCATCCAAAAATCTACTATCTCTCCATGAAGAACGGTAATAAGTTTACCCATAGGATCGTCCCACTGGTAATGTAAACCTCTAAAGACTCCTTGACGAGACTTTGAGATATTGGTCTGTACGAACCTTTCTTCAAAGTGTTCCATTATACCATGATTGTACATTTCACAAAACTCACCTCTGTGGTCTTGAAATGTTGTTAGGTTTAAATAATTTATACCTTCAAAGCTCATTTATATTCCTAAAGTTCCATATAAGTAAACAGGGTTCCAAACAGTAGCATACAATGCCTGGTTAGTGATCATATCGTCTCTAAAAGCGGGTGTTGTTTTTATTCCAGATGATTCTTCTGCCTTGGAGGAAAGTGACATTGACTCTGCGTGGAGAAGGTGTACATCTTTACCGTAAAACATAATCTTTGACCCGGCTGCGTTCAACTTAAGACATAAGTCTACGTCCTGAAATTGTGAATTCATGCTTGGATTTAAGCCACCTACTTGTTCAAACTTTTCTAGGTCACATAAAATAAAAGCACCAGTCATAAAATGAACTTGCTTATCTATATTCATACCCTTTGCGTTCCTACTGGTGAAGCGTCCAAAATGAATAGGCGAGGCAACAATTGGTGTTACTCGTTTTAAAAAGGGAGTAATAACAAAAGAACTGCCACCAAACTGTATAGACCCAAAAGGATTATAACTTTCAATCTGTGCGGGCGGTAGGTTAAAGTCGCTAGCCAGAGAGGTAATAAATTTCTCGTCGTCCATTAAATCACAGAAACCTCTAGTAGGGTATAAAAGTTTAACCCCTGTAGCGTAGAAATCTTCTTCTTTTCCATTTTTATGCTTATTGAGAATGTAAGGGATAACCTTATCGTTATCAACCCACAAATCTGAATTCCAGAGAATTACGTCACTGTAACCAACAGTCTTTAAAAAAGCAGCCGCAGCGTTGTTGATCACTGAGAAATTGAAGGTGGGACTATTGTAATCCATCCTGATATATATTGCGTTATATTCGTCTGCTAATTCTCTCATCTCCTTCTGTCGAGTAGATCGATCATCAATCAGCACAGGAACTATATGTTCAAAAACACCATGACCCTTAAGGTTAGAAAACGTAAACCTCAATAATTCCAAACTATCTTTCGCAGGTATCAATGCCGGAGTCTTGTTTAGGTCCAAGTCTTTGATGTTGCTATATTTAGCCGTATAGTTAACGACCTTTTTATTATAAGCTATCTCAGGTCGAGAATCAAATTGTTGAAATGCCTCCACAATTGTGTGAGGATTATTATCCCTCAGGCGAAGCTCTGTCTGTTCTAAAGATATTTCATAATCTTCTTCTATAATTTTCTTATCTAGGTTTTCAAAGTGTTTTAAAAAACTACAGGTAAAAAGTGGATTGGTCATTATTAGTATCCGATGTAACTGTGTCAAGATGAGTGTTAACAAAATCAATATACATGTTATGAATCTCAGAAATGTCATATTTATTCTTTAAGAATTCTGATAGTTGTTTAGAACTCTCAACGAATTGATCACTTTGAGAATAAACTTGTCGCAAACCCTGCCTAAAGGACTGCTCTTTAGGATAGGCCCACTCACAATCTTCTGTAATCAACCCAGGCATCAAATGTTTCTGTTCAACCTTTTTAATATCGTAGTTAACTTTTACAAACTGGCTTTTTATTTGCTTTTTCCCACTCTTGTTCTCCACAGGCATCCGCAGGTAGTCTAGGTGACCAGACCAGTTAGTAGCAACAATTGGAATACCAGCGCAAGCTGCGTTAAAAACAGGAATACCAAACCCTTCGCCATGAGTAGCAGTAATGTAACAGTTGATATATTCTGGATTATAGAGAGATAACATTCTCTCTTCAGAGAATTTACCATGAGTGAGATAGAATTTACACTTTCTATTTGAGTTAAGGTGATCTAGATAAGTCCGTAAAAATGCTCTGGTATTATAAAAGTCACCAGTGCTAGAGTTTTGAGTGTGACTCTTGATGACAAGACCCACTTCTTCGTTATCGCCAAACTCCCGTAAGAACCAAAGTAGCATCTTTTCAAGATTTTTTCTGGGAGCCCTCTGAGCCACTGTTAGAAAATTAAACTTAGTTGTAATTCCCATTTCCTGATAAATATCAGTGGTTTTTACACTACTATCATGCCCAAAAGGAATAATGCTAATTGGCGTGGCAATTCTAGAACCATCATCACCTTTGGCATTTGTTAAACTCTTCTTGGCGTGCTGAGAGACGACTAAAATATGACTCATTTGATTACAGTTTGGTATCCAACTAGCCGGGGCAAAAGTTGTCTCCAAGGCAGCGGTGACACCAACATCCATAGGCGTAACCTTTTGGAATTCATTAGGTGGGCGAACTTGAAACGACATATCAAAGATGCCATACAAATTAACGTTCCCATCTTTATCTGCTCGCTGAGATAGAACTGTATGAGTTTTCTGTAGAAGATTAGAATACTTTTCAACGTACTTCATGTCCGTACTTGCTGCTGCCCATTGTGTATTCTGAATGTATAAATCAATCTTATCTTCTATCTTGATAAGGGCGTCTAAGAGTGTTCGAGCATGTTCACTGTATCCTGATATATTACATACAGGACCTATTACTAGTACTTTGGGTTTATTCATTATAGGACCTCAGTTCGAATGGTTTTGTTATTTTTCCGGTTTTCCCATGACCCGTATTTCTCATGAGTTGAGGTCATCAAGTCCACCCATTGTTTTCTAAAGTTATCAAAATTATAATTTGTCTCCACATGTTGGCGACCCATCTTTCCTAATTCTTCTAACTGTTCTGGTGTCTTGTTATACATTTCCAACAGAGCATTTATAAAGTCTTCCTTGGATATACGATCTTCATAAATATAAGGAACTTGTTGTGAACCAATGATTGCTTTGGAACATGGTTCAATACCAATACCGAACCAATTTTCTCCGTCTGTTACCTGTTCTTGTAGTCCGCCCGTCATATTAACAATGATAGGTGTTTCACAAGAAAGGGATTCCAGAGTGGCTAAGCCGAAACCTTCGGCATCTGAAATATTAACTGTACAATCAGCAATATTATAAAGCAAACTTAAGTGCTCTGCTGGCAGCTTGTTCGTAGACAAAAAGACCTCTCCATCTTTAAACCCTAGATGGTCCACCAGATATTTAAGTGGCTGACCATGAGGGTCGTTAGGATCAGTGTGTAAAAATAGACAAACCTTGTCCCTGTCTACATTTTCTAGGTCCATAAAATCTTTGAACCAATGAACTAGACTTCCTGTCTGTTTTCTTCTGGCATTCCTGTTATTCCAGAAAAAGATAAAACGATCCTTAAGTTGTGGATTGTCTTCGTAAATTTTATTAAGAATTTCGGGATCTTTCTTTGAGAAAATCCGACCATCTACAGCATGGGGAATATATTGCTCATCCACTGAGGGTGCTACCGTCTGTACAATATCACTTGTTACTTTAGAAATGGTGGCAATAACATCTGTGGATTCATAGTATATTTGATTAAATTTAGGAGCAGGATAATTATCCCACACATGATAGTAAACCATAGGAATACTAGCACGTATTGAGTCATCGATAGCCCACAACCATTCATAAAAACGTGGGTCTGTCATAAAGTACAAAATATCTGGGCGATGTTCTCTAATAAAAGTCTGTACAACCTGAGGGTTTCCATACCCATCCACAGGGAAGATTAACCACTCCCCTTTAAATCCTTCAACTCTTTTAGGTGTATAATCCTGATGCTTTACTGCTCCACCCATGGAAACGACATCAAACTGGCCGGTGTTTAATAGCGCCTCGATTACATACTTTGTCTGTGTGCCCACACCCGAAGGTAGAAGCGGATGGTCGCTAATGGTTAAAATTTTTATTTTCTTTGTCAAATCAGTACCCTCATTTACAATATTCTGTTTGATAAAATTCGCATACCCCTGGTCGCTGTTTACACTTGGTACATGAATTTCTATTTTTAATATACCTCTCGTTTGTGATATTGTATAGGGCTGTAGTCAAAGATTTTAAAGCATCTGTTGTTCTTTTTTTAGCTGCCGTTACTCTGACAAACTCTACTTTGTTTCCTGGCTTAGCTGTTCGTTTAAGTAGAACAAAGTGACACTCAAGATCTTTAGGATCAACATCATATTTCTTAGAGTAAAAATGCTTATAAAAAACCAATTGATAGGCTAGAGTTTTGTCGCTTTTCTTTTCTCTACGCCAACCCCAAGAACAAGTCTTCCAGTCTATAAGGTGTACTTTCTGATCCTCTTTCGTGTAAACAACTAGATCAATGAAACCCTTAAATTTTTTATCGGCATCAGTAAATTCAGTAATGGGCTCATAGAGGAACTCTTCCGCAGCCAACACATGCCAATCATCGCCCAGCTTCCCAAATTTTTCTACCAACGAGCGGTAAAGGTCGGGAATAATCTCAATGCCGTGAGACATCCACAAAGGCAGATCAAACTCATTAGCCGCTCTCTGTTGTTCATCAGCCGGCAGAGCTTTCAGTTCTTTTACAAACTGCTCCTTAAGCAAAGTAGTGATCTTTTCCTGAGACCTATACTGTTCAGTCTTTGTGAGAGTTTCCTCACACAGGGTATGTAAAGCTTTTCCAAAGGCAGTGTAGATATTGCCCTGAAACTTATTGATCTTATCAATATAGGTAAGCTTATGATAGTGTGGGCAAATAAGCCAATTCTTCCACTCTGAATAAGAGATATGTTTTCCAGCCAAAGTTCCGTCGCTTTCTTAGTTGTTAACAAGATCATCAATCTTTTTGTATAGTTCCGGACTAAGTTCCTTTAATAGTTTTTTCTTCCCCAGAAAATATGCTTCAAATCCTGTCGCAAAGTATTCTCTCATAGACACAGAAGAATATGGGCGCACAAAAATACCAGCCGTTACCATCCTTAGAGCATTTCCGCCGACTCTTTTATATAAGAACTTATCAAAATCTGGATCATAGAGCATATTTCTAAAATCATATTCTTTTGTCCAATACCCTTCAGACCTTAACTCAAATTCTAGTTGTGCTCTTTTTTTGATAAATTCTTTTTTTAACTTCTCGTCGCCATAAATCTCTTCTGGGTATAACATTTCGACATGGTGAGCAAACTCATGAATAATATCGTCAATCAAATCGGCGGCATTATCTTGATCATTAGTGATATAAAATACCCCATCTTTATAAAGAGCATTAGCGTCTCTTTTGTCAAAGACTTCATGGTGCCCAATTTCTACGCCCTTTAAACCTTGAAAGAACTTTTTTGGTATAATATCTTCAATGGAACGAAAAATAGCTTGCCCATCAACATTACTAGGCAATTCATCTCGCTGAAGCACAGGAACACTTCCAAATTTAAAATAAGCTGTTGTGTCTTTTACTTTTTCTAAGATGTAATCTCTCATAATATCTCCGAAGCTAGTGTAGCTAATTTAGATCTCTCACCTTTAGTTAATGTTACGTGTCCAGCTAAGTCGTGCTCTTTGAACTTTTCAACGGCGTGAGTTAGCCCATTGGACACTGAATCTACGTAGGAATTATCAATCTGTTGAATATCTCCTGTTAGAACCAGTTTAGTTCCATGTCCTACCCTTGTTATTATAGTCTTTAATTCGTGTGCTGTCAAGTTTTGGGCTTCATCTACGATCATAAATGCGTTAGCGATGGAACGACCCCGGATATAGGTCATAGCCTCAATCTCAATAGTTCCTTGTTCCACCTGCATATCCAAGGCAGTCCTGTCTCCAAATAGATGTTCAAGATTGTCCCGTATAGGAGCGATCCATGGCAACATCTTCTCTTCAAGTGTTCCAGGTAAAAAACCTATATCACGACCCATTGGCTGTACAGGGCGTGTAATGATTAATTTATCATACCCACCATTAGAACTGGTTGTATTCATTACCTGTTCAAGTCCACATGCTGTCGCTAATAATGTTTTACCAGTTCCTGCTGGTCCTGTCAAGGACATTATATGAATATCTCGATCAAAAAGCAAGTCCATGGCATATTGCTGTTCTTTGTTTCTAGCAGACATGCCCCATATGTTCTTGTATTTGTTGACTTTTCTTAGCGGGTTACCTTCTCCTGGATATCTACAAATGGCTGATTTATTAGTGGCTTCATTTTTTAGAAGTAAAAATTGATTAGGAAAAAGTTTACACTTTTGCTCGGGAAGCTCAAATGGTTCGCCAGTGTAAAATCTATCTATAACACCAAAATCTACTTCTATCTCCTGGGTTCCGGTAAAAAGATTCTCCACTGAGTTGATTACTTTTTGTGGTTGATAATCATGACATTCAATCCCATGAGCATCACACTTAACTCTCATATTTAAATCACGAGAAACTACAGCAATTTCATGGCCTTTATCTTTCAGGCGGAGAGCAACGGCAATAATCTTATTATCTGAATCATCTTGGTTCATGCCTGGTGGCATATAAGCCTCATCAAAATGAGCAGCAAATACTTTACCTTTGCCACGACCGAGAGAGACACCATCCATTAAACTTCCCTTTTTTCGAAGGGCGTCCAGCACTCTATTCATTGTGCGAGCATTGAGACCGGCAGTATCTTGACGGTGTTTGTGTTTATCTATCTCATCCAGTACAATTGTCGGAATCGCAATATTGTTTTTCCCAAACGCTAGTATGGAACCTGCCTCTGTAAGATACACGTTAGTATCTAAAATAATGGTTTTTTTCATATTTTCCCCGAATAAAGTGGGTTTATATAATTAGTTCTCAGAGCAATAAAAAAGCCGCCCGTAGGCGGCTGGTGGAGGTAGGGAGAATTGAACTCCCGTCTTGTCTAGTTCCATAGAAAGGTCGTTCACAAGGTTAGAACTGTTTTTTTCGTCAGACAGATCACTTGACTAGATCATTTTATTATGGCTGAAATAATCAAAAGCACTTATAGGACAAAAGATACGGCTTTCTGTTTTTTGGCTGCCGTCGCCTCAAGTCAAGTCAGGTTATTAAGCTGCTTGTGCTAGTTGAAAATCGTCGTTTGCGATTAGAAGTTAAGCGTTTTTAGTGAGCCACGCTTCCCTCACCCTTGCACCTTCTCTACTTTCCTATCAATCGATTCCGGTTACCCCCTTATAGATTATTTATAAACCACACAATCCAAGTTGTCAAATTATTTACTATTCTGTATATGCTAGCAAGCTATTAAGCTTGAATAAAGCTAGAAAGAGTAAGAAAAGTAGAAAAGAGTTTTTTTTCGTTGTTTAACAGCTTGCAGCTATTATAACGAAGCCTGACAAAGTGTTAAGGGGAAATCTTATTAAAGATCTAATTCCATATCAACCCCTTGTTCAGTATCATCTGTAGGGTCTTCTTTTTCCTCCTCATATTCTGGAGTAGATACAGGAGAGAGTTCGTTCTGAAGTTCATCTTCAAATTTATCAAAATAGAGAAGCATGTTTGTGACTAAGTAATCATAGAAGACATCTTTATCATCTTGGTCTGCCAACATATCATAAGCATCAACAATTTGTTTTTCTACTCTTTTATATGAGGCGGCGGCGAAGTTACGACCAGTTTCATTCTGATCTTCTAATTCAACAAAGTCGTCAGGCTCACCATCATTATCAATATCAATAAATTCGCCTTCAATTGATTGTGCTTCCTTGCCGTCGTCCTGTGGATCTAAATCAATAGAGATCTTTTCTAGAAGGGTGTCAGCATCAACTTCGTACTCTATATCTTCAGTTTGTTTTTCTCCCTGAGTGCTAGCCTCAATTGGTCTTAGGGAATTCTCAATAGCATGAACGATATGGTTCTTAAAAGATTCTCTTTGTTCCTTTGAAGATGTTAACATTTTATAATCATCTTCAACAGTTGGAATAATGTTTTGTAAAAGATCAGCAAGAACATTAATACCAGTACTACGACTAGCTTCTTCCGTGCCTGTTTCAGCTTCAATTAATCGGCGAACAACTTTTCTTATCTTTTCCTCAGCAAGTCTCTGCTGGTCCAGCTTTAAAATTATTCTTTTACGGATGTGTTCCCTGATAAGTTCTTCAGCGATGAGTTGTTCTCTGTCAATAGTCATAGTATTATAATTATCTCCGTCTTTGACGTTTTGCTCTTCTAACTTTAGGTTTCTCTCTTTTAGATCGCTTCCTTATATTAACAGTGCCACCCATAGGCGCAGCATATCCAGCCACCGCTCCACCAGCCATGGTTGACATTTCATCTATCGAAGCATCTATCAGAGAATTTAATCTTTTTGACGGAGAAGTTAAAGAATTCCAAAGAGCATCTCCATCTATTGAAGGAGGAGCATAAGATAAAAATGTTTCTTTATCTCCATCAGCAATAGCTTTTCTCATATCACGAGCACTGTAAACAATACCATCTTTAGACTGGACAGGATCTTCAACGATATCCTCTACATTTACACCGGGGTTATGACGCTCAGCATACGATTGCGCACGGTCAAAGCGAGTATCCCCTACATCTTTACTACTCTTGACTAAAAGGATTGTATCTCCATCAGAGGCTGACTCGGGATCAGCAACAAATTCGTAGACTGCCTGGACTGGACTACGATAGTCAGCGATCTTAGCTGTGATGTTTGGTTCACCGTTCTCAAGATATTCTTCCCAGATGCGCAAACTTTGCGCATTGCTTACCTCTGGATAATCAACGGGAGAAATCAAAACAATCACCTCATCCACATCAGACCGTTTAGCAATCTTATTTACATAATCAAAGTGACCACGATGTGGTGGCTTGAACTTACCAGGGAATAGAGCTATGCGCTTACCTTCTTTCTCAGTAATGACCTGGGTAGTGTTATTTAGTGATTCGTTTCTTTGGGCTGGTGCTGTTTTTTCTTTAGAAATTTGTTGCTGTAGTTCAGCCTCAATAACATTAGCATCTTTTACTGCTTTTTCTCCAGAAGCAATGCCAGTATTCCTGTCTCCGTAAGTAAAGTAGTTGTCAATATTGTCCGAAAGACTTTTTGTAGCCCCGAACAGATTCTCTACTGTTTCGCCCAACACATCCATATATTTTTCAGCAATTTTTACTATTTGGTCATTGTTAGTTGGCAGACTAGCTACTACTCCAAACCCAGTTACAGATTGAGGTAATCCTCCTTTGTTGCTAAATGTAGCAGGAGATATAGTCCATTGAGTTCCGCCCTTGCTGTCACCTTCCGTCAATAATATATTGTTCCAAATTTTTCTATTATCTTCTACGGTCAGCCATTTTTTACCTTCTTCGGCTAATTCTGGTCTCGGTTCCGTGGCGACTGGATTTTCAACAGTGTCGGGGTTTTGAACTTCTGGCTCTTTTGTTGTCTCTTTTTCTTTTCTAACTTTCTCTGCTGCGGCATCAACCTTTTCTTTTTCACTAGAACTGTAACCATTACAAGTTCTTAAGAATTCAAACCTTTCAGGCCACGACATAGCAGCATATTCTTTGATTATAATTTGTAGGTCTCTAGTCCAATTCTTTTTAAAATCTTTCTTTCTCTTCGCAGTATTTAATTTATATTGATATCTTGGATTACCAAAAAGTTTATAAGTACTGCTCGCTGATCTATTATGGGTAAGAAGTTCAATAATATTATCTTGAGTTATATCAAACTTCTGTATTTCAATTTGTTTCGTGGTTGAATCATCAGAATCATCTTTTTCTTTAAATGTGACGATATAAGAAATTTTTCCATATGTATCTAAGCCATTGACGAGGTTGGTAAAACTACCATGAATTTTTCCATCTTGTCTCAACAACTTTAAACTGATAGGGACATTTTCACTGCCCTCAAGTTCAGAAAAAGCAATTAAATCTTCAATTGGTAAGCTGCCCTGTTTTGGATCAACAACTTGCTTACCACGAAGCATAGCCGACAAAAAGGCTTCAAAAACAAACCCAGCACCGGAAGCACTGAAACTATTGATTACGGCGGATAAAGATTCTAAAATAATAAGCGTACTAATAATTCTCTGAGGTGTTCTCATATTAGTGTCTAGGCTGACTCTTTTTGTAAGGTCATCAAACTTCTCTTGAATTGATGCTCCACCGCCAATAGTAGCAAAAACTTTTTCTATCTGTTTTCTTTCCATTGATCCAGGCGTGCCCCAGTTCTCTGATGGAGAAAACTTTGGAATGGTTAGAACAAATTGTTTTGCTCTTTCTTTCTTAATATTATTTTCTTTCTCTGTTATGATTGGTCTATCAACAACTAGAGATTCTTTTGTACTTCTTTTTAGGTTCCCGTAGCGGAACATCCCAAGTATCTGATTTAACGGAGCAAAGTTGCCCGCAAACTTGTATGTGTGTCCATTATAATCAAAGACCACCGCCTCAACTGGGGTAGTGATCGTAGAGAAGTCCTTGATTTTGTTGAGATGTCGTTGCATGATTGCCATTGCTTCTGGGTTTTCAGCACCGACGGCTGTTATTTCTTTAACAGCCATTGCTAATTCATCTTTAAGTCGCATGACTTCTTTTTGATTATCAGCTATAAAAACACTTTCAAGACCCTTGAGTAGATCAACAGTGAAATCGTGGATAGCTAATTCAAGTGGCTCTATAGCCTGTTGTAATAAGTTTTTCTTGTTAGCGATTATATAATTGAGGTCCTGCAAGTCTTGAGGATTCAATCCTTTTTTGAGAGACCTTAACCCAATATTTCCAGGTAATTTCAAAAGATATTTTACTATTTCTTCCTTTAAATTTTGTGGGAGATCGGAATCCATTCCATTCATTAATCTCTTCAACATATAGTCAAGAACAGAGGATTGGTTACTGAGCCCTTCTTTTTTCATCTCATTGTTGATACGGGTCATGACTTTTTGTAAGGAAGATCCGTCATCCTCAATTTTTTTAATATTTACTAAGGCTTTCCGAGCTAGTTTAAAGTCATCGCCATGGAGTTGTTTCTCCATTCTTTCCATAGCATTATCTAGTGTTTCTAATGTGCCTGCTGGGATAGGGGTTTGTTCGCCGCTCTCACGATCAAAAACAAAGTGACCAACATCGTGGATTTTTAGTGTCTTATCATCATACAGGATGACATTAGCATTGCCTGGGTCCATAACCTCGGCATTATACCAGATATTTGTATTTGGTCCAAATATCCTTTCTTTCTCTTGATCTGACAGTGCTTCGACAGCTTTTTCAAAAGTAGAAAAACCACCAGTAAAAGCTTTCTCTAAGCCTCCACGACCAGCAAACTTCTGAGCGAGACCTACAGCATCTAGTCCACCGGACTTAAGATTTCCTTTATTGCGGGCTCCCTTGGCTTTTCCTTCGGGAATAGAATAAGAAAGAAATAGATTCTGACCGTCTACTTTTTCCTCTGCCGTAAGTTCACCGGCAGCAGCAGCTTCAAGAATCTCCTTCATCTCACCAAATGTGAGATCCCTATTTTCATAGAGATGATCCATATGACCAGCTACGCCACCCATTACTTATCCTCTGTTAGTATCTTTAATTCTTCTTCTAAAGCATTTACACGCTCGTTTAGAGATCTTACGTGACGTTTAATAGAACGGATATGTTCTTTTGCCAGTTGGACTCTTCCGGAGTCTCTTTTGTTTGTAACTCTAATACTAGATACAATATCATAAAGAGCTTGAACAGATGCTCCAGCATCCACTTTAAATTCTTCGTTGAGAAGAAACTTTTTAGTTAGCCTTTTTAGCACTTGATTTCTTTACTTTCTTGGAAGACTTTTTAGAAGCTTTTGGTTCTGGGTGTGTTTCACAATCTTCTGTCTCACAAGGATCCTCTTCGCAGATCTCCTCAATTACTGGAGCAGGTGCTGGAGCAGGTGCTGCGGCGACCTCTGGTGCTTCTGGTGTGACTACAGGTGCTGGAGTTGCGACTCTAGCAGCTTTTCTTAATCTTCTAACTCGTGGACTAGCCATTATAATTCCTCCGTAAAACCCGAACGGGTAACTCTAATAAATAGTGTGTTAAAAGTGCTTTTTAATCTTTTGTAGGATCTGGAGTTTTCTCAACATAAAACCCGCCATCTCTTATATCAAGTTGGTATACTCCGTATTCACCAAACTCATCGGTACCGTTTATATAAAGATAGTGATCTGATCCCGAAACATAAATACTGTTGTGATTAGTGGTAAGTATTTCGTTTTGTAGAATAAACTCATTTCGAACACCAACACTAGTTTGTTGAACATTAAGCATTTGTTCTTGAAGTGTACTTATTTTCTTTAAAAGGTTCCGACTATCTTGTAAAGGATCAACAGAACCAAGCATACGTCTTTTACCCATGAGAATATCCTCCGTCTATTCTGTACCATCGTAACCAAAAGAAACATTATAATCAGCGATTTTATAATGACGAGCAACATAACCAAAAATTCTTAAAACACCAGCAGCGTTTGACCAGGCAGTAATTGTTGCTCCCTGATGTGGTACTCCAGGATAAATTTGTACCAACCCTCCTTGAGCCGATATATCGTTAATAAATGACGCATTGGATCCGTCAATGGAAACATAAACCTTAGCATCTGTCGAGCCAGATACTGAAGCCCATAAATAAACTTCATCCAAAGCATCAGGAGAACATTGATGAATAGTTGTTTGATTGGCTGCTCCTGAAGCCATCAGGATGGTACTATTATTTTCACCCGCTCCAGACAGTTTAAATTTAGCATGACTAACAGGACTTTTCGCTGCTAAGGAGCTTTGAAGGGAAGGTATATTAGGCTGGTTTATTAAATTTGGCATATAAGTCTCCTAAAATGCGGTGGATATCGCATATTCCAAACTTCTATAAATATCTTATGAATTAGATTTTTTCGTCGCCGTGAATCTTTATTACAGTTATGCCCCGCTGAGGCTTAATGACTGGTTCAAGTTTTTCACAGACAGGAAAATGACCCAACGGAAGTTCAAGGCTTCTTTCTGAAGTAGTGCTCTTTTTCTTAATAACAACGATGACTGGTTTATATCGACTAGTCATGATCCCACTCCTATTACAGGGGTAAGAAATTTTCCCCTATATTATCCTTGACGGTTTTAATATGAAAATATTCACTCATTTTTTTGTGTAGTTTTTGGCTCATTTCTAACATTTGAACATCAGTTTTATCCATATTTTTATTCATTCTAGCCCATACTTTCATTTCGGCTTGAGCGATAGAATTTTTGAGGAAAACCTTAATAGCTATAAGAGGAGATGCTACACCAATATTTTCCATGGACCTATAACCAGCAAAAATGTTTCCGACCAATTCATTATTGATATTCATAATAGGAGAACCACTGCTGCCAGGCTTAGTTGGCATACTATACATGGCATACCCTTCTGGTGAATACCCTGTAAAGTATCCATCAAAAGTTAAGACCATCCTGGGAAACACAATCCCATGAGGTGCGGCCATATTGTAAGTCAGTTCACCACGCTTAGGAGAATTTTTAGCTACTTTAAGGACAGGGTGTTTGATCAACACAGACCTTACCTCTAATAAACAAAGGTCAAATCTTTTATCTATGGCAACTACTTGAGCCTTGTATTTAAAACCGTTATAATCAATCACAGTAAATCTTTGAGCGATATGTGTTACTGTTACTCCTGAGATAATTCGCTCAGGAACAAAAGTACTTCTACATGAATGTCCTGCTGAAAGCGCATAACTCACACTTGTATCTACTTCACTATGTTTAATAAACGAGCCAGAAGATACGGCTCGGGAGGTTGCGTCTTGACACTTAATTTTGCCATCTTTATCTTTTTCACACCCTTTCCAGAGAGTATCACTTCGTAATTGTATAAATGATTTTACAGGAAAATTGTGTACTACGGGTTTAACGTGATTAGATGTAGCGCAGGCAGAAGAGCAACTTGTGACCATAATATACAACAGGGTGATTGAACACACTCGCAGGGCATCGGTAAATATACGCATCATAAAATAACTATTTCCGAATTGGGACTTTCTGTCTATATAAGTTGTATTATTTTAATACTATCCAATAATAAAGAAGGTATAACAATATGTTGTTACAAATGAAATCCCTCTTCAAATCAGTCGCTATTGTATTAGCGGCTTTAGTTTTATTTACCCAAAATGTTTATGGTGACGACGAACAAACAACCATCAAGCCAGTCTGGGAAAAAATAAATGGGGAGTGGAAATTCAACAATGAAGCTAAAAACTCGTACCAAAGTTTAGTCTATGTTATTACAACAACTAAGAATAACTCAACAAAAAACATACTTACTAAAGAGATGGTCAAACTTCCGTTCGTTTTAATTCTAGACGGACATAAAAAAGAAGGACTATCGTTACACTAAAATATTGGGAGTAGAAAATGATAAGAGTGTTAACACGTAAAAGGGTGCTCTTATTTATTCTAGGAACTGTCTCCCTCTTAGCTGCCTCTCTAATATATTATAACAGCATTAAACCCGAACTTGTTCTATCGGGAGATGTAACATATTACCTCCCAGGTCAACGAAGTAATTGCCAATGGGTTATGCAAGCAGACCACAACCTGTATAATACTCCTGGTGAAACTACCGAGATTCGGATAGGGATTCCTGCTGCTCAAAAAATGGGCTTTATTAGCGGAAGAGTAGAGGTCGGACCTCATAATACCTTGATATTAGCTTTTATACCACCAGGGAAGTCCAAGGATAAAATTCCTGTAGTATTAACTGCTGATTATTCGGAAAAAACATTACCTATTGATTTTGTTCGTTTCAGGTGGGCACAAAGTAGTGCCATAACTATACTTTTATTTTCTAGTAAAAACAAATGCTTATCCTCAATTCCGGCTAGTGGTTTAACAAAATGAGATTAATCAAAATCCTACCCGCACTACTATTGTTTGTTGCCTGTGAGGAGGACCGCCTCATAAAACTAGAGTGTGTCCCTGGTAGTAAAATTGTTTGCGATGAACATGGACAAGATTTTCCTTCCGCTGATCCTGTTGATATTGTACAGCGAGCAGGGCAGTGCTCATACGGTATAAAAACCTGTACAAGGAATGGCTGGTCCGAATGTGTAGGAGCACAAGGGCCAACCGATGAAGTCTGTGACGGAATAGATAACGATTGTGATGCGGTAATTGATGAAACATACCCAGAAGAACATCAACTTTGCGGATTTGAAGAAAATGTAGATTACGGAGTAGGAATCTGTAAACCAGGAGTGATGAGTTGTTCTAACGGCGTCTTATATTGTGGCGGACATGTAGGACCCACTGATGAGATTTGTGACGGTGTTGATAATAATTGTAATGGAACTATTGACGAAGGTATTGCTAATGCAACAGCAGTTGTATGCTACGAGGGACCAGATGGAACCCTGGGTGTTGGCGAATGTAGAGCAGGGATTAGATACTGTACGGATGGATCTTTCGGCGGACCATGTGACAGTCAAGTTTTACCAGCATTAGAAAGATGTGATGACTTAGATAATGATTGTGATGGGGAAGTTGATGAAGGATTTGATACTCGTGGTGTAGATTTAGTTTTTGTAATTGATATCTCTGGTTCATTCAGGGATGAGATAGATTCAATGGTACAAGGTATTACTCCCCTCTTAGACGACCCGATAACGAGCACATTTCGCTTTGGACTCGTTGTCGTTGGTGCTAGGGCAGGTGACGACCTAAGACCCGCATATCACCTCGCAAGAATGGTGTCTGATTTTGTACCCGCTGATGAGTTTCTTGCTGTGATAGAAGCTGGCAGAATGATTGACAGTGCTGGACAAGAACCCACAATAGATACGATGTATTGGTCAATGAATACATATCCGTTTTCGTGGAGACCAGACTCACAAAAAGTTATTATAACAATGACAGACGAAGAAGCGCAAACAATGAACTCTCTTCCTATGACTTGTTATGAGGTAGCAGAACACGCAGATAGTTTTGGATTTGAATTATTCGTTTTTGCGCTTCAACAACATCACAATACATTTATAAATTGTGTTAGGGGTAGGAGAGATAGATTATATACTCCAACAGCAAATTCAGAAACTGTGTTTCTACAGATCAGAGCTATTTTTGATGATCTTTGTATGGGACGGTGATCACTCTTCTTTTTTTGTAGTCTTTTTCTTTGTTGCCCGTTTTTTACGAGGCTTCTTTTTGGGTTTTTCTTTCCCTTGGTTTATTTCCACTGATTGCTTTCCATCCATTAATGATATTCCTATATCACCATCTGGGGTTATATATTGATGACCTGAGTCTGAAGTGGGTTCTAAAAAATCATTATACATATGTTCTTCTATTAATGACTTTACTTGTTCTAAAGATTCTTTAAACTCTTCAATAGTGGACAAAAGTTCTACTATTTTGTTATAAGAATATTTAGGGTCGCCAATCTTTAAACTGGAAAGAAGTAGAGGGATGCTCTTTGGGTGACTATTTTCAAAAGAATGGATAGCGTCTAGAGCCATAAGATGAATATATTTAGGAGCTTTAAAACTCTTTACATTTAGTTTGAGTTCAATATCTTTAACTTCCATTGTGACTCCTTTAAGATGTAATAAATAGGTTTACTGAGGGTATTTTTTATCCACATGTTCTTGGACTTGTTTTTTTATAAATTCTTTCTGTTCTTCTGTTTCCGCATTCGCCCAAGCCCACGCCAAACTACCTTTCATATTCTTAATAGAGTTACTTTTCTCAAGTATAGACTCTTCAAGTTCTAGGGCAATTTGCTCAGCATCCAAATCTGAAACATCTACATTTAAAGTAGCGGCGATGGTAAATAATTCTGCCACATCACTTTCAGCATATGCGGTAGAGGCTTTTTTAAAGCAAGAGGTAAGAAATTCGGACTCCACCTTATCTGGGTGTGTAATCTTTGTTATACGCCTGTAAAGTACCTTCATAGTCTCGGATTTAGGACTCGTATCCTCTAATGAATGCTCCTCTTCAGGGTTTATATTTGAAGATTCTGAGTTGTTTTGATTCTCTTTGGCTTTTTTTGCCTTATGGGTCATCATTCTCTCATACTCTTCAGGAAAAGCTTTATAGAACTCTTCTGTGTATTTTGCTAGTTTTTCTCCTGAATCTTCATAATCCTCTGTTACAAATTGAGATTGGAGAATTAATTTCTTTATATTCTTTTTTTCGGGCATACAATAAATATCTCCTAAAAAAAGAAGAGGCAGCCAAAGCCGCCTCTTCCATGAAACTAATTGTGCTCTAACAGAAGTTAGATACTAACGATCCCTTAGGACATTGTGATTTGCTTAACACCATCAACAACCGTAAAGGTCATTGTGACAACATCACTACCGTCTGTAAGGACTAGAGCACCACCCGAAGAACTGTCGCCGGTAAAGACGAACTTGCTTTCCATAGCGGAAAGACGAGTGTTTAGACCAGCTTCAACACCAGTAGCACGAGCGATCTCAGAAGTGAGACCACCTTCGTTAGCAGCTACTTGAACGTCGAGCTTGACTACACCGTCCATTACGGTTGAAGCAGTGTCCACGTAGCTGGTGCCTGAGAAGCCGCCGAAGCTACCATCAGCCTCAAGACCGATAGCAGATTCGTGCTTGTCGAATAGAGCATCAGCGTCAGCTTCGTTACCGTCAACATCAGCCTGAAGAGCAGCGATAGCAGCATCAGCGTCAACTTCGTTACCGTCAACATCAGCCTGAACAGCGTTGATAGCAGCTAGAAGGCTGGAGTCAGCAGCAGCAAACTCACTGCGGATAGCAGCACGATCAGTTGTAGCAGCACCGTGAGCAGCGTCAGAGTCAGATTCGTTACCATCGACGTCAGCCTGAAGAGCAATAATCTTGTCTTCTAATTTGCCGAGGGTATTGTAGTCAGCAGCAGCGTCACCCAATAGCACAGCGTCAGCAGCAGCAAACTCACTGCGGATAGCAGCACGATCAGTTGTAGCAGCACCGTGAGCAGCGTCAGAGTCAGCTTCATTACCGTCAACGTCAGATTGAACAGCATTGATAGCTGCTAGAAGACTGGAGTCAGCAGCAGCAAACTCAGTGCGGATAGCAGCACGATCAGTTGTAGCAGCAGAGTGAGCAGCGTCAGAGTCAGACTCGTTCTGATCAACATCAGACTGGACACCTGCGATAGCAGCGACTAGAGACGACTCTAGAGCAGTATCA